CAGTATTATTAAAACATTTGTATCCGTAGTATCATTATAGTAATGTAGTACTAAATGTATATTACTACTATGTAGTAATATAAGGGAATATTTGAGACTACCAACTTTTTCTCTAAATGCGAAAAAAGCATAACAGTTGTAATTATTGGATTATTGAGCATAACAGTTAGTAGTGTACTAAGGTAGGCGTATATAGTACTGTAGGGGTATAGGGTAGGGTATGTACTACGGCAAAGGGAGTAATAAAGTAATACCCACGCACCAGGCACGTAATAGTAATACTATCATTACCCAGGAATCACATAATAACAAGGAATGAAGTAGTATAACCACATAGGGCAATGGTAGTAGATACTACTGTCACATATCAGCATGGCAGTAACAATGTAGCATAGTAGTACATAGCAGGGGGACAGTAACAGTATAGCAGCTACTACCATACCGGTATGGTATAACAGTACTAATAACATAACATAAATGGACATTTAAGGTCTGTTAAATGCTATTATTGAGCACAGATACCCATATTAAAATAGACTATAGCCGTCCGGTAATAAACCCCATTCACCTATTAAAATAAGTTTAATAATTTCCCCATCTGGTTATGTGGTGGTCTCTGTATATGAACTTAATTTTTTTAAAAAAGTTTGTATAGAATAAGTTTAGTACCTTTGTAACACTATGGGACGAAGACTACAGAGTATACTAGGCAACACATACGGGCAACTGACCGTAAAGAAACATTTAGGTAAAAAGGGAAAATACCTATGGCACTACTGGGAGTGTTTATGCACTTGCGGGGGTATAAAAGAATACCCTACAAATTCTCTTATATCCGGTAACGTTCTTAGTTGTGGTTGTCTAGCTAAAAAAACTAGGCAGGAAAATTTTTCTAGGATAAAAAAATTGAAAATAAAAAACTGGCTGGGTATAAGGCAAGGTAATCTACTGTGCTTGTCTTTCAGCGGTAAGCCATTTGCGAATAAGCTAAACTATTGGTTGTGTATATGTGATTGTGGTAAGCTACTTTATGTTAATAACTCTGCCCTACATGCTGGGCAGTATAGTTGTGGTTGTCAAACTAGACCGGCTTTAAAAAATGCTATAGACATAAAGTACCCTGCTAATAGACCCATAGCTAAAAGCAAAACACGAGAGTACAATTCTTGGAAGTCTATGATTTACCGTTGTTACAGTACCATATCACCTAGTTATCAATACTATGGAGCTAAAGGTGTAGTGGTTTGTGCCAGGTGGTTAGAAAGCTTTGACAACTTTTTAGAGGATATGGGTAACAGGCCAGATAACACAAGCATTGATAGGATAGACACAACCGGAGATTACACTCCTGATAACTGTAGGTGGGCCGATCCTAAAACACAAACTGCTAACCGAATACTAAAGTAGCTTTAAGGACATGCGAGAATACATACCTAAAATTTTAGAAAACATTTCCGACCTATGCGTACAAAGTGTAATATGTTCGCTAAAGTAACTTTAGTGTACTTTTGTCCCCACGTACTCATTAGCATCCTACCGATCCAAGGTTAAAAAATATTTGAGTAGAAAATTTTAGAAAATGAAAACACTTGACAAAAAGCCGATAACAGTTAGCTATGTGGAGTTTATTCCAGAGGTAGCAGATTTACAGGATAATACCATGTACATATCTGAGCAGTACAACTGTGCTATACATAAATGCTTGTGTGGCTGTGGCAAACAGGTAGTTACTCCATTAGCTTCAAACATGTGGGCTGTAACCAAAAACCCTGATAACACTATAGACCTTAATCCATCTATAGGAAACTACAACTTACGCTGCCGGTCTCATTATGTAATCAGAAAGAACGTTGCAATATTTATGTAGTGTCAAATTAATTACTACCTTTGCTCTGCCTTACCAAGCTGTATGCAAACTTAATCCCCTGCCTATGTCTGCCGTCTATTGCGGTAGCTTACTGGCTGGGGGTTTTGTTTTTAGATATTTTATATACCTTTGCTTCAAACTAACTTTTATGGCTAACGTAACAATGGAGCAAGAGGAAAAAAGGTTTAACAAGATATATAATTACATCGTAGGAGCTTCGGCTGTGCTATTGATTGTAATAGTTTGTTTGGTATTTGTCCATATACCCAAGGATAACCAACAGTCAGCTAATATGGCTCTTGCTTTTTGTATGGGAGCTTTTACCGCTTTATCCGGTTACCTTATTGGGGCTTCTCCTGACAAGAAGCAGAATAATACTGGAATTACACAAACTCCGGTGCCCCAGGTAATAGCCGAGCGTAAGAACGATAAGGTATACCGGCTTATAGATGCTGCGACTACTTCCAGCCAGCTTACAGAGATAGGTACTACTTATGCTTTGGAAATGTCTGATGATCCGGCTTTAAAGGATTATTGGGATAAGGCAATAACTAATATTAAATAGTCAATTTATTTCCATACTTTTGTTCAAAAATATATAGTCATGAATAAAGCGGAATTATCAATATTTGTAGCTAACAACTTTGACAATGGTGCTAAGGTTGTAGGCGATACCAGGTTACAGACAGCCTTGGAAACTATTATTACGCTATTAGGTGCTCCCGAAACTTTCACTGCTGCCGTTAAGTCTTCTTCGGCTACAGGTGGTGTAGGGTATGCTACCGGAGCTGGCGGGGCAGTATCTCAGGCTACCTTTGCCCTTGCAGGCGTAGCTATTGCAGGAACAGCCGGACAGTTTACATGTACAGCATCTACGCACCCGCTGACTGTGGGTACTAAGGTTGCCATATCAGGAACAGCCGGAGGTACAGGAAGTATCACAGGATACAGCGATCCTACTACCTACTACATTATCGCTACCAATGGCAGCACTACATTCACACTGTCTGCTACTGCCGGTGGTTCTGCTATCACTACAACAGCGGGTACCCCAACTGGTCTTACGTATACAGTGAGTGCAAAGTCTGCCGGTGTTACCCTTAACAAGGTATCCGGTGCGATCACTACGCTTACTGCTTCTATGGCAGCTAGTTCCAGTGTGAGCTTTACACTTACCAATTCTACCATCGGTGCTAACGATGTGGTGCAACCATCTATAAAGTCCGGTGCTTCTACCGGCTTATACAAGGTAAGTACTACTGCCACTGCCGCTGGATCATGTCAACTGACAATAGAAAATATCGGTTCTGCTGCCGCTGAGACCGTAGTTATCAACTACGTTGTTATCAAAGGTGTTGCAGCTTAACCAAACGATGATTTCAAAATTCATATTAGTAGCCTCCTATTCTTAGGAGGCTTTTTGTTTAAAGTAACTTTAGTAAATTTGTGCTATGAAAGATTTAATGCCTACATACAACGCTATAAAACCAAGGCCAGGGCAGAGGCTTGAAATAGGAGAGTCAGAAAAGAAGTTTTGGACTGTAGAGGACAAGATTGTATACACCCGTAAGATATGTGCCCTTTACGCTACAGGCAAGTATACCTGGGCTACTTGCTGCAATCACTACGGTATAAAGCAAAGCCGGTTCCGTAGCTGGATACTTCCGCAGGCAGACATAGAGCAGATGTTATTGGATGGTATACCGCTACCTCCAACCTTTGTAATGGCCTGCCGTGAGCTATACATAGATGCCAAGGAGAAGTACGCTTACAACTACAAAGAGCGTTTGGTAGATGCAGTACACCGAGGCATATTGAAGAAAGTAGAGGGGTATGAGACTTCAGAGACCACTGTAGAGCAGGAGGTAGATACCCGCAAGGTTCTGGGTAACGGTGAGGATAACCCTAACTACGGGCAGCTAACCACCATCAAGCAGAAGGTAAAGACCTATAGCGTAGCCCCTGATACTTCCATGTTGATATTTGCCGCCACTAACGTTGATCCAACCAACTTCAAGCACCGGAATACAATAGAGCACCAGGGCAAGGTAGATATTGGGGCCAATAGCCTTGAATCACTTTCAGATACCCAGCTACAACAGAAAAGAAGAGAATTGGAATTAAGATTAGCCACAGTAGACCTAGCCAAGAAAAGCGCATAACATGGGAGTTATAGATACAGCACGTAGAGCATTAGAGATTGAAGAGATCAAGCGTATGCAAATGCGTGTTTGGCAGCTTGACCCTATGCTATGGTTAGAGGAGCGGTTTGGGGAAAGTGCCTCTGATTTCAGGTGGAGTGACCTGAAAGAATACGCTAACCACAAATGGGATGGACATAAAGACCCATTGTATAATGCCTGGATGGATATTGCTACCGGAAACTGGGCAGGAATTGAAGCAGCTACAGGCTGTCATGCTAAGGGCACTCCTATACTCATGCACGATGGGTCTGTAAAGAATGTGGAGGATATTGCAGTAGGTGATGAGCTTATGGGGGATGATTCTACAGAGCGTATTGTCTTATCTTTAGCACGAGGTAGGCAAACTATGGTACAAATAACTCCTGTTAAAGGGGAAAGTTTTGTAGTAAACCTAGATCACATATTATCTTTAAAAAAGACTAGCACCCCAGGAAAGTATAAAACTAAACCTGATATAGTAAATGTGAGTGTAAGGGAGTACTTAAAGTGGAACGACCACGATAAGCACTTATACAAGCTGTACAGGGCTGGGGTTGACTTTGATACTTCTAACGTAGCTATTTCTCCTTATATATTTGGGTTGTGGCTGGGGGATGGAAGTGTAGGGAGCATTGGACTAACTACTATAGACGAAGAATTGCGGGTAGAGTGGACTAACTATTTTGAGGGCATCGGATATAATGTTGTTAAAGCTGATAGCAATGGTACAAGATGCCCTACTTACTTTGTAAATAAGGGCGTTAGAGGGGGTAAGGGCAATAACATACGTACTATATTTAACAACTCTGTGTGTAATGGCGAGAAGAGAATACCTCGTAATTACTTAACAGGTAACAGGGTACAGAGATTACAGCTACTTGCTGGGTTGATTGATTCTGATGGTAGTAATAACGACAGCTACGTTATTACCAGCAAGTATAAAAGATTGGCTGAAGATATTACTTTCTTATGTCGTTCATTAGGGTTTGCGGCCTATCTTAAACCAATAAAGTCTATATGCCAAGGCATGTCGGATTATAGGGAATACTGGTCTGTTAATATAAGCGGTGATTTACACTTAGTTCCGGTAAGGCTTGAAAGAAAGAAAATAGGGCTAAGAAAGCAGAAGAAAAGCGTATTGGTTACAGGGTTTAAAGTAACTTTATTAGATGCGGATGATTACTATGGGTTTGAGTTAGATAGAAACCACCTATATCTTATGGGGGATTTTACGGTTACTCACAATACCAGTAAAACCTACATGCTGGCAAGGGTGGTACTATGGTTCCTTGACACCCATCAGGATTCACTGGTAGTTACCTCAGCTCCAAAGCAGGCGCAGCTTACCTTGCACCTGTGGGCCGAGATTCAAAAGATATTTCACAAGTTCAAGAAAGTACGACCCAAAGCAGCTTTGTATAATCTTCGTCTTGTTGTGGAGGAGCGGGATGAGAAAGAAGCAGTAGACTTGGAAAACGCTGACTTATCCAAGTCTTGGCAGGCTGTAGGTTTCGTAGCCGGTGTAGGATCGGATGAGCAGTCAGCAACCAAGGCACAAGGATTCCACCGTAAGGACATGCTATTAATCGTAGAGGAAACCCCAGGTATGCCCGATGCGATAATGACGGCCTTTATGAATACTTGTACCGGTGACAATAACATAATACTTGCCGTAGGTAACCCAGATAGTCAGCTAGACCCATTACATCTATTCTGTGAGCTTGGTAACGTTAGAAACTATAGGGTATCCGCTTTGGACTACCCTAATGTCGTTTTAGGCAAGGAGCTTATGCCTGGTGCCGTTACCGTCCAATCCATAGCCCGTAGGTTAGAGCAGTACAAGGACGTTAACTCTCCAATGTACTTATCTCGTGTGCGTGGTATATCACCGGCACAGTCTTCGGACAGCTTAATAAAGCTGGATTGGATAAAGAATTGCAGGGATCATGATTTACCATACGATTACTCATATCATGCTGTAGGTGTGGACGTTGCCAACAGCGTGGAGGGTGACAAAGCCGCCCTAGCCTGGATGCGAGGTAACCAATTGGACGAGATGCAGGATTTCTTCTGTAAAAACGCTACGCACTTGGCCTATAACCTATTTATGGATACTGCCACACTGGATGAGCATAACTATAACGACTACGGTACTTCCAAGTTGGAGGACTATGACGTAATGGATGGGCTTATAGGAGTGGATACCGTTGGGGTAGGTGTAGCAACATTTAATGCGTTCTTGGATCATGGTTACAATCCAGTATCCTTATGCGGTAAGCAGTGGGACGAGGTGATACCAATAGATGGGGCAGATTTCTTACCGGACGGTAAAAAGAATCCTAATGCTGGTAAGCCTCGTTACAAGTTTCAAAACCTACGGTCACATATGGCATGGGAGCTACGTACAGACTTACAGGACGGTAACATAAAAATAAACATAACTGACGAGGACGAATTTAATCTTTTGTGTAAGGAGCTAATTGCAGTACGTTTTAAAGAAAGCGGTAACTACATAGTTGTAGAAAGCAAAGAAAACATAAAAAAACGTCTTGGGGGCAAGTCCCCAAATAAGTTCGATGCTTTGATGTACGCTAACTGGACACGTAAGGGGTATCGTATATTTAGTGGGCTTATGCCGATAATGGCAGGTAGTTCACAACTTCGTTAGCATTATTTGTTATATTTGCAGTTCAAGTCAGCATATGGAATTTGATAGCAGTATAGCACAGATAAGAAATTTTGTAGAGGGAGCTAGGGCAGCTCGGCAAGTGGATGCAACTTCCCCAAAGGGGGCAGCGGCTATACCTACGCAATCAGGCAGGAGTTCCCAACCACAGAACTCTAGCCTATTTGGTATACTTGTGGATGAGATGGCCCAGATAAATCCAGGCTTTGAGTTGGAACTACTAAAGGTGTGCCAACATCTTGCTACTTACAACGGTGACGTATCTTATGCAGTAGATAACGTATGTCAGCTAGGTAATACACCATACAAGGTTGTATTTGATAGCAGTACCCCAGATGATAGAAAGAAAAAGATGCTGGCGGTAATAAGTGAGCAGGGGCAGTGGGTTTACCCTGGGGGTATGAGGATGCTTATTGGTGATATACTGGCTCAGATATATGTTACCGGTGCTGCCAGTGGTGAGATAATACCGGATAAGACTTTAAAGTTTGTACAAAACGTAGCCCTAGTAAACCCCATAAGCGTACGATTCTTATACAACCCCAGCAACTATTCCTACGATCCATACCAAGCTACCAATGGGTTTGCTGGTTCTGAGATAAGAAAAATGTCAGCTTCCAATGATTTCGGGCTGATAAAGCTAAACCCTTTGACCTACAAGTATATAGCGCATAGGCGATATAATGATAACCCATTTGCTATACCCCCTATACTAGCCTCCTTTGAGGGGATAGAGATAGAAAAGGATATGCTAAATAATATGCGGCATATAGTGCGTAAGATGGGGGTATTCGGGTTTTTATCTGTCATGGTGACGGCCCCAGTGCGGGAGCAGGGGGAGAAACCTAATGCGTACTTTGATCGCTGTAACGCTTATCTGTCCAAGATCAAACCAGAAATAGAAAAAGGCTACGCTTCAGGCGTGGCTTTAGGCTTTAAAGGGTTTCAGGAATGGAAAGTAGAGGGCGGTAATACCAATCTTGCCGGAGCTAAAGAGATATTCCAGCTTGTATCAGAGATAAAAATGGCTGGTTTGAAGCAAGACCCGCTGATGCTGGGTAGGAACTTTAACGTAGCCGAGACTATGGCAAAAGTTATCATGTCAAAGCTCATCATGCAGACAGGAAATTTTCAGGCTGTTGCAGGATTATTTATAGCGGAGGTTATTAAAATGATGCTTGGGCTTAACGGCTACATGGAGAAAAACATAAAGGTAGAATTTGAGCCACCTATGATAGGTGATAGGCTACGTGATGCCCAGGCAAGAGAAAAAGAAATAGATAACTCACTTAAAGAGCGTGATGCAGGTTTGATCGGACAGCAGGAAGCGGCAAATAACCTGAAGCATGACAGACCGTATGCACCTAAAGATGTGGATTATAGCGTAGCCAGGGTATCGGAGACAGCCAAGGCAGCTAAACCAACGGATGGTAAGCCTAAGCCGGTTAAGGATGCTGTAGATTCAGGGGCTACTAACTATTCTATGGGGTATCTACGCGATCAGCTAACCAAAGGTTACCCAGAATATAACTACGGTAGTTGTGATTGCACTGACATGGAATCCTTTGCTAAGGAGCCTGGGAATAAAAAATACCTATCGGTATTAAATCAGTACACCAATGATGTTGTAGTGACTTACTACGGGGCTTTAGATAAAGTAACTTTAAAAATAAAAGATAAGCTGGCATCACTATCACCAAACGCTACTCTTACTGAGGTTACAGATTTGGTATTTTACACCCTGTATAGTGAGTTTACTAATGCTTATGCCAGCACCCAAGAACAGAACATAAAGAAGTGGGTTAAAAATTCTTACGAGTCTTTTAGAGAGGACAGGGAAGTTTTTGGGGGTAATGATACTGTTACGGATAAGACGGGTAAGACAGTTCCAGTACCTGCGGCTGTATTCAGCATGGATGACATAAAGGCTATGGATTACTTTAAAGAGTCCGACTTAGTGTACCTAACCAGGTTTATTACTGACTCAGACACAATAAAGACCCTGAATAACTACATAAAAGGTGCGTATTTAGCCAAGTTGGGCATAGCCGGTGATGTGAATAGTACTGAGTTCATTTCTGGCCTATTAGCGGTGCTGAGTGCCGAAGATTGGAAGCTACGCAGGGTTGTTGAGACTTCTGTTAATAAAATGCGTAATTTTGCTTACGTAACCTCCCTGGCAGAGGTTGGCGTATCGTTTTTTCAGGTTGTTGGGGTGAATGATTCCAAGCAGTGTAAGCATTGCAATAGTATACAAGGGTATAAATTCAGTGTAACTAGTGCTTATGATAAGGTGAAGAAAGCCTATGGGGGCACACCGGACACTATAGAACAGGATTCCCCGTTTATCACCAGCTTATTTACTGGGGATACCGGAATACGATTACTACAGCAGCTAACAGGGGAGGAACTACAGGCACAAGGGTTGATAGGAGTACCACCATTCCACGCAAATTGCAGGGATAAAATAGTAATGATATGATTTCACTAAGCATTATAAAAGACACATGGATAGAAAAGCCTCTCAACGAGGCTTTATGTGTTAATAACATACCCATTAACGAGGGGGCCACATTATCCAATTGTGAGATGCCTAAAGTATTAAAGCTACCCGTAGAAAGAGGGGGCACTACAAAAGTAAAAACCACACTATAGGTTATGAAAAAGATATACCGAGAAGTTTTAAATTTCTCAAAATCGGAATTACTTGGCCTGCGTAGGGTGGGTATACAGACGGGAGCAATGTTACCAGTTTCAGCAGGTACTGACGTATCTTCGTTTGGCTTTTTCGGGGATGGTAACAATATGAATACCTTTTACCCAGACATGGAGCCGGAGGATTGGGAAATAAAACCGGAGGATTTGGTAGATGTGCCGTTTCGTCTGTTATCAGCTACTATAGTGGGGGGAAACTCTTGGAAAGCTACTGACTTCAGGACGGCAGGGGTGCTTAAATCTTCTATGATGATGCTGGATAAAAAGCCAGTATTTTTTGACCATACGCAAGATGTTCCAAACTGGTTAGGCATAACTACAGGGTTAACCTGGCAGGATACTAGTACCGCAGCAGATGGTACAATAATACCAGCCGGTATAAACGGCTTCCATCGTATAGATGCAAAGTCTAATCCTAAAATAGTTCGCGGGTTAAAATTAGGGGCTATCGGTAGCAATAGCGTAACTGTTCAATTTGATTGGACTCCTAGCCATACCTACGATAGTGCTGATGAGTTCTACAACAAAATGGGTACAATAGACCCCAAAGATGGGGAAATGGTATGCCGCAAGGTTACTAAAATATTGGACTACCATGAGACTTCTTTAGTGTGGCTGGGGGCTGATCCATTTGCCAAGCAGATTGATAGCTCTGGAAACCTTGTTCATGTTGATAAGAACGCTGTACAGTACAGCAAAGAGAATCCATTTACTTTTGATAAAGCGGATGCGACTGAAAAAGCCACCTACGATCATGAAAAAAAGTTTATTATAAACTTTGCCATTGATGAAAAAACTCTATCTTTGTCCAAGAATACTACTAAAGTTACTTTAACCAACAAAAAAAATATACAGATGAAAAAAGTACTCTTGGCATTTCTGGCAGCATTTGGCAGTAAATTAAGCTTAAACATAAATCTTTCTGATGACGCTACAGAGCTTACCCCAGATCAGGAAGCCGCTCTGACTGCCGCTTTCGGTAAAATGTCTATAGCTGACCCAGCTAACGCTGAAAATGCTAAGATAGCAGCTTTTGCCAAAGGTTTAAAGTTGGTTAATGATAAAGGGGAGCTTGTTGATTTTGATATGGTTGGTGGGTCAGGTGCGGCTACCGTAGAATACCATATCATATCTACTGAAGAAAAGAAAAGGGTGTATGATGTTGCGGCTACTGTTACTGAAGAGTTCAAGGCTAATGCTACTGCCGGTGCCGCTTTTATGCGGGATAAGACAGCAGAATGTATACGTCTGTACAAATTACAGGTAGGTGACAACTATGATGAAGCCGTAGAAGCTCTTATATCCAATGCTAAGGATTCTAAGACATTGGACGGCCTGTTGAAGCAGTATACTAAAGGATCACTGACACATTTCAGCGCACATTGCTCAAAATGTGATTCCTCTGATAACATAGAGATGCGTAGTTCCATACCTACAGGAACACCAAATACGCAGACTACCTCCGGCTTTAAGGCTCGTAACATAGCTGATATAATCAGTGACAGCAGCAAAACCCCAATGTTTATCGGGCGCAGTTAAAAAATACTTGGTTTTTAAATTTTATTTATCAATCTTTGCAAAACTAAAATACTTGTTATGTATACTAATAACCAGACCGAAGAAAGAAAAATTAGCCGTGAGTTGAACTATGCACTTGTTATAGGGTTACCATTGGCTTCGGGCTATACGGCTCCTAATGATGGAGACCATGTAAAGCTAAACACAGATGGTACTATAAGTCCGGTGTCGGCTACGACAGATAAGGCTATAGGCCATATAGCTTCCGCATATACAAAAACTTCGGGCAGTGATGTACGTGTGCATACGGGCTGGCAGGCATTGACTCGTGGTGAGTGTGATGGCACTCTAACCCCAGGTGATGAGGTAGCTTGCTCCGGCATTGACGCTTCTGGAACATATAACACAGCTCCAATAAACAAGTATAAAACTGCTGGTACTGGGGATTATGTGGTAGGAATATGCCTGGTTGGTGGCCTTACTACAACTACAGCAGCGCAGATAGCCCTGTACCAACGTCCGTACTTGAAACCATAATACCATAAAGTAACTTTAAGCGCAGTAAGCACAATCCCATTAAATTAAAAAACTTAAAATATACACTAATGCAACTTGACCTCGCAAAATTTCCGACTACTGATAAACGTGTGGAGTTTGTCAATTCTTCTTTATCCACATTTGACCAAAAAAGTGACAAGTTTGTAGCTGACAGGGATAAGAGGGCGGCTACTTCTGCGCAGGTGCGGGAAGCCTTGGCGTATGATATGAAGGACATAGTACGCTCACTGGAAACAGCTCGTACAAGTACCAACGTTAAAAGGGCTGTTGATATTTCTATAGGCCAGTACATGCAGGAAGTGTACGGATTTTCAAGGGATGCCAATGGCTCCCCTGATTCGTTTTACCACTTCATGGGTATTAACCCCAGCGAAACTACAATGCAGTCCCTGATGACCATGCCGGACTTTAACGAGGCATATCGTTGGTTGGGTGCTGAGGTTATACGTGAGGCGATACGCCTGGGTACACGTAGGGCAGCTTTGTATCCTAACCTTATAGCTGCGGAGCAGAACGTACTTAACCCACAAGTGGTTATGCCGTACATCAAAATGTCTGATGCTATGCCTACGCTGGTGGGTGAAGCAGAAACAATCCCAATGGGTACTGTTTCTTTCGGACAGAAGACAGTAAAGCTGCGTAAGATAGCTGGCGGTATGAAGATTACGGACGAAGTACGTGACTACGTTCCGTTGAATGTTTTGGGCCTTTATATGCAGGACATGGGCGTTAAGCGCAACCTTGCACTTGACGTAATGGCGATCTCTACACTCATAAACGGTGAAAGCGGCAATAACAACGCAGCTCCTGTTATTGGCGTGAACACTGTGTATTCTACACCTGGTACCGGCCTTACTTACAAAGACCTGTTGGGTATATGGATCACAATGGGTATGCTAGGTAAAATGCCGCAGTCTATTCTTTCAAACAAGAATATGGCAATGCACTACCTGACACTGCCTGAGTTTACAAATACATTGCTGCGCAGGCCAGGTAACCCAGACGGGGTTAATGTACGTACTCCTATACCTACAAACAGCAACTTCGATATACATGGTGCTATGCCAGTAGACAATCAGGTAATGCTGATAGACAATACTTCAGCTCTTATAAAACTGAACAGTCAGGCAATGCGTGTAGAATCTGAGAGGATCGTAGAACGTCAGTTGGATAACATCGTAGTTACCGAGACTACCGGTTTCGCTAAAATGATGGTGGATTCATCTGTTATCATAGACCAGTCTGTAACCATCGGTTCTGCCCCTATACCTACATGGATGAACCCGCTTACTACTATGACTGAATCTTTCAGGGGTCTGTAGTGGCTTAGTTTTTGTAGTTCTTATTTTGATACTTTTGTTTTAATTTTAAAGCTTGCAACATGGCAAACAGTAATAATGAAGTTTTTGTTAAGTTACGTGATAAATCAGGCTCGTTCTACGATCCTACCCAAGGTAAGGGGGTTGTACGTGACAGGGTGGCACTACTAAAGCGCACTTCCTATGTATCACAGTTCATACACGCTCAACAGCTTATAGAGTTGTCGGATGAAGTGGGGCAGAGTGAGTTTGATGCGCAGAACCCAGTAGCTGTACCTGCTACCCCTGGGGATCATGGTGGTACCGCACCGGTTGCAGCTCTCGTTAAGGAAGAAGCTACAGAGGCTGATAAACCCGCAGCTAAGAAAGCAGTGGCTGTTAAAAAAGCAGCCCCACTTAAAAAGGCAGCGGCTCCAATTAAGGAGGTACCGGAATCTGATGATGACGATGATGATGACGAAGACGAGGCACCAGCCCCAAAAAAGAAAGCGGCTGTAGCTGATGACGATGATGACGATGAGTAAAATATATTACGCACAAAACAAAAAACGCATTAGTTAACAACTAGTGCGTTTTTTGTTATAATTTTATGCTATGGGAGCTTATGACATACCTTCGGCTGATCTGGGTACTTTACCTACACTCGTATTTAAAGATATGGTGTATAACAGGTTACCATTTTTAACTAAGAACGAGGATACGGATGCGATTATAGCTAACTTTCTTCTTGAAGAGGGTTACGAAATGGAGCCATGCTTTAATGTAGGCTTGGTAGATGGGGTTATGGATTGGGAGCTAGTGGGAATAGAGACAAGTTACAATGTTGCACAGAAGTCATTACTTGCAGACCTAGTATCTGCGTACATGATACTTATATACACTGCTGCGGCTACCGGTGGTAATAACCAAGCAGATACCCCTACAGCCCCTGTTGTTAAATTCCTGAAGAAAGCTAAAGCTGGTAGTGCTGATGTAGAATGGGAGGCGGTTAAGATGAAAGATACCCCAGGGTTATTTGATTCAGCTTCTGGGCTACTATCCAAATACAAAAATAGTGCAGCTCGTAAAGCACGTAATTTCGGCTGTACTATAGACATTTGTGATGACTGTGTAGGTCTTGCTGTGGGGGAATTACCCTTATTAACTATAACCGGCTGTAGTAGCTGTGGATAAATTTACACGGGATGGACTTATTTTCAGCAGCAGACTTAGCGGAGATACGAGAGGCTATACATGACGTAACAGATACGTTTGCTAAGACTCCTATAGTGCTACACGTAAAGATAGATAACTCAGACCGTATGGGCAGGACTATAGGCACACATACTGACTATAACGTATTGGCCTTTGTTGAGTATGGGCAGAAAGAGTCTGATATAACTTTTACAACTGTGGATGGAGGTACAATAGGGGCAGATATACGATGCCTGCTTAACCTGGATGATATGGGGGATGCTGGGCTTATAGACAGTAATCATAAGCCTATAATTAATCCGGCTACGGACAACATGACTTGTGACGGGGTAGAGTATAAAATAGACCTGTGCGAGGTGGATGGGGGTATAGAGAGGCGTAACCTTATTTGTATGATATTTGCTAACCGTAGACCTACACATACATAATGTCTATATTTACAACAACACATACGGTAGAGGCACCGTTAGTAAACGTAAAGTTGGTGGGCAACTGGAATACAGTACGATCCTTTGTACATAGCTTAAATAAGGACATGAATACTGCCCGACTTATTTCGTTACAGCAGTGGGCAGATATGGCAGAACAGACTGCTAAGATGCACATTGAGACAAACGATATAGGCTGGGATTCGTTACATCCAGATTGGGTGGATTTTAAGAAGAGGCAAGGTTGGGATACGGGTATATACTCTGCTACAAGCTCTTACTTTAGGAACATAGTAGCCAAAGTACGGGCAAAAGATTACACAGCATTTGCGGGGGTGCAAACAGGGGCCATAAGCGGAAGTAGTGGGGCAGACTTGGTAGAGATAGCTTACTTTTTGGAGCATGGTTTTATGGCAGCACACCTACCAGCTAGACCCTTATGGCAACCTACATTTGATGAGGTTATGGAGTGGTACATGTCCGAGGTAAGTGTATCACCTTCAGATATATTTGCAAACATGAAAATGGCAAAGGCCAGTGGTTTATGGTTAGGTAAAAAATAATTTACATGATACAGACAGTTACTTACAACGAGCTTGATAATACTTTCTTTGAGGTTCTTAGAAGGGCTGTAGTAGCTGCTGGGTACTTACCGAATATACTAAGCTATCAAACAGGAACTTTGGCACAGAGGGCCGCAGCCTACAAACAAGCTAAAGTAACTTTAAGAGACTCCATAGGTACAATTACTGAGATATTTAATACTGGCAGCTTTGAGAGTAAGGGGGAGAAGACCATAAATAAGATAGTTATAGTACGTGGGGCTAAGAAGCTGGGTAGTATAGGCGGTTGGCCTGCTACCCAAATTGACGTTACTACAGGGCTACCGCTTACGGCTGAGAGTAGGTTTAAAAAATCCTTTACCCCAGATGCTTCAAATAACGTATCATACGAAGTCCGGCTAATAACCAATGATGCTGTTTGGGATAATACTTTGAGCAGTGTTATAGATAACGCTATACCACAGAAGAGGTTTATTAACACTGTAGGTAATGACGGGTTAGACACGAATAACAGGGTGTTGGTAGTAAGCAATGGGGACACTAATATTTCTGCATTTAACTTCATAGAGAGAATATTTAGGTTCACTGTTATGGATGTATTTGTACAATCTGGGGCAGTAACTAAAACAAATATTCCGGTACTTTCAACAGTAGATTTTATGGTATACCTGACACAGGAGATTATAGAGGGGGCACAAAGCGCACTACCTGGCACACTTACACCAACACCTAGGACAGTAACTTTATGGATCACAGACACCCCAGATGAAGCAGCTAAAATAGCTGTAGGCAGGGGGCAGTTTATACAGCGGGACTACCTACCAGGCTCTAGCATAACAATACCTTACCTAGCAGAAAATAATACTGTTGAAAGCCCTATCTTTGTGAGCAATCACACAGAGCAGTTATTGAAGTGTATTGCAGGGGTAATAGACTACCATTTAGTGAGCGTGGATGCTAATTTTGTATCTGGTGATTATGTAACTTTAAAATTTACAGACTATGTTTAATAAAGTAGCTTTAGTAGTACTCATACTGCTGGCATCATTTACAACAAACGCACAGTACAAGAGAGATACCGTAAAGAGTATATCACCAACAGGTACTTTTCATAAGGTACTAAAGGAGCAGGGGGGTTGGCAGTTTGTAGAGTATATACAAGCTCCTAGAATCAGATATAGGTACTATGGGGCTGCAAATGAGGGTACTTTTTGTATAGTTAGGGATACCCTGTGGTTTTGGGATAGTTCTCTACAGGATCATAAGTTTGCACTTACTCTAAAAGATACTCCGTATATAAAGACTTTAGCAGCAAGTGGGGCAGATGGGCAGAACCTATACATATCCAATGACACATTATCCATAGAGCGGGGTAATAGTGTCATTTTGCCGTTTGTAAAACTTGCCGATTCCGCTGCAATGTTGGCCCCGTATTTACCCAAATGGCTAGCGGCTATACTATACCAACCTGTCTTGGGGTTCACACCGGAAAACGTGGCAAACAAGGCAACAAATATGAATGTCCTGAATAACTTACTATACCCGACAACAGCAGCCGTTAATACATGGGGAAATGCTAACTACCAGCCAATAGGTATTTACATTAGGGCAATGGATACTGCAACAATGCTGGCTAACTATCTTTTAAAAGATCATGCAGCAGCACTGTATAAAGGCAAAGGAGATAGTACAACAGCCGGTGGGTTCTACCCTTTATTTAGGGCTGATACTAGTAGATACAATATGTTAGCATATATTGCAACAAAGGGCAGCGGCACAGTAACTACAGTGACTGTAGTTACAGCCAATGGTATTTCAGGTACAGTAAGTAACGCTACAACCATACCGCAGATTTCGTTATTTTTAAACACTATACAAGATGCTACAGGAATGGCAGGAAAGATAGTTGCCACAGCTATTGCTGACCCTGCAACACCAGCCCCAAACACCGGTTATTTATACATGGATGCAACACATCATGTTTTTAATATAAAAAATGATGCTGGGGTAGTTAGCAATACGGCAATACCAAATGCTGGAACATCTGGGCAATTTTTCAAGACATTTGGAGCAGATGGATTATTCACTTTGGGCACAGCCGTAACAAGCGTTACAGCCGGAACAGGGTTATCAGGTGGAACAATTACCGGAACAGGTACAATTTCAATGCCGAACACCGGAACAGCCGGAACGTATGGCAGCAGTACGCAGGTGGCAGTTATTACCACTGATGCACAGGGCCGCATTACATCAGTTACACCCACAACAATAACAGGCTTTCAGGTATCGGGTAATTACGTTACATTTTCAGATACAACCATTTCAGCAGCATACACACTAACATCAAGGGATTTGCACAGGCGTATACATTGCACCAATGGTAGCAACATAGCATTAACCATACCGTCAGGATTGGGGGCATCGTTTGGGTGTGAGGTTGTGCAAGAAGGGGCAGGAACAGTTACACCATCAGGATCGGGAGCAACAATTCATTTTGCAACTTCAGGGGACACAAAAACAGGAGGGCAACACAGTGCAATAAGCATACAGGCAGAAGCGGCAACAGATCATATTTTTATACAGGGTAAAACACAGCCATGAGAATATTATTGTTCATATTACTTTTTGCAACAACAGCACAGGCACAATATTCAGCATCACCTGGGATACTTCATACAGGCGGTGGCTGCGTTTCCCCCTCAGCTATTGCGGGGGAATTGTTTATTTCTAAAGATGGTAACAGCCAGTTAAGTGATGCCACAGCAGGGGGAACATGGAGCAGCGGTAACACAGCTATTGCAACTGTAGGCAGTGCTGGCCTTGTATCAGGGATAGCCGCAGGCACAGCAGTAATTACGTACAGTATGGGGGCACCATGTAACGCATATGCTACCGTAACAGTAGCGGCTTTAACCCTTGTAGGTACCCAAGCAGCGCAATGGGATTTTAGTATACAACCATCTGTTACAGTGGTAACAGGCATATCTGCTATATCGGATCGCTCTGGTAATGGGCGTAGCTTATTACAACCTACTGTATCCTGCCAACCGGTGTGGGTAAATACAGGCGGTAAGTCCTATGCTATATTGGACGGGGTAACAACTTCAGCCGGAGACTTTATGCAGGCTACATTTCCTCTCGTGCAATCATACACAATAATGAGGGTGCTTAAAATGCACTGGTTGGCAGGGCAAACTATTGATGGAGGTATTCCAGCTAACTCTGGGCAAACATGGATGAATAGTATACTAGGTTTCCCGTATATAGGTATGGTAGCCGCAGCAGCATTGCAACCAAACACAAACACATTCCCAGATAATACGTGGAGTGTACTGACAACAACATTTAACTCTAGCAGTAGCCAAATAATTGTTGATACTGGAACAGCAGTTACGGGTAATCCAGGAACAGCGGCACCAAACGGGTACACGCTAGGTAGAGATGGTAATGTAGCGGGTACTAACAGTAACATAGAAGTAAAAATAATAGTTATATTCACCGGAGTTCTAACGTCAGCACAACAGAAAGCAAACTACGTTGCTCTTATAAATTATAAGCCATGATAAGAATACTTTTAGTGCTACTACTGTGTGGTAGTATTTGTACAGCTCAGGTTACCAAATATGTAACCATTAAAGATACCGTACTGGTTAAAGGTATGCCACCTGTTAACCGGATATACATTGATAGCCTGCCAAGTACGTATGTGTACAAGTTTTGCCATTACGTAGAGGGTAAAGACCCTTTTTATCTATTGGTGGATACATTTGACCGGCCTGGTACACCTGCTTACTTGATAGATACTGAAGCATTGACAGGAAGCAACGCTTTAACGCATGACAACGAGTTTACCCGCATAGCTAACCTTCTACATCTTACGATAACGCAGGTAGGTAAATAAAAAGTTGCCAATTATATTAAAATGATTATTTTTGTTCTTTGTAAAGTAACTTTAAAATAGCGCAACATGCAACCAAACGGAGCAGCCAGAACCGAAATTAACATAGTTGATTACTCCCAGATAATAAATACATCGTTATCCGGTGTGACTAATATGCTTGGTCTTACTGAGAGGGGGTTAGTTAATACCCCTAAACTTGTGGGCACATGGGAGCAATTTCAACAGGATTTTGGGGGGCTTGTTAGTTACTCAGATTTTCCATTATATTGTAAAAGGGCTTTGGAACGTGGGGCGGCATTGATGGTATCAAGAGCAGCTAAGTTCTCTGACCTGACAGACCCTACAACCATAAGCGGGGTTAAAGCATACGTCACACAAACACAATCTACCGCTTCTGCGGCTGGGGCTACCACTACAGCTACAATGCTTACTGATGCTAATGGCACTGTAAGCGTTATTGCAATAATACCAGGTGCTCCAAATGTAACACTGGCAGATGCAGTAGCAGTAACGGCTGCGGCAACACTGACGGATAACGTGGCTTTGATAGAAGCTGCCATAGATGCTGGAACTAGTACGCATGGTTTTTCTTCTACTGCCACTGTAGCAGCTTTGGCTATAACAGCTCCGGCCTCTTACGGGGCTTTCAGTAATCGTATAACTATACGCATAACGTCTACTACCGGCATAACATGGGATTCTTTCGTATACACTATGACAGGTGGGGTAGATGCTACTGTAAATACCGGTACTGTTACGGTGACAGCGTTGGCTATTGGCACAGCGTACAACGGGGGCACTGTAACAGTTGGTTACCCTGCTTCTAATCGCCCACATTACTTTGACATAACTATAGCTTTGCCTGGTAGCGTATTGGCTACAGAAACATACTACGATATACCACAGGCAGGTAATACAGATGCTTTCGATACTGCTATACTAGCTATGGTACAGGCCAGCAGCATTATAAGTGCTTTTACAGCCAATGATAACTTTGTACTACAGCCACATGTTTATACTTTAGCCTCCGGTACAAATACCTCAGCACTAACCACAGCCGACTATATAGGGGATGCTACAGGGCTTACAAACCTACATTCTTTTGACAATGACGGTACGGCTACTAAGGTGGCTATACCAGACGTAGTTGATCCTGTGCTAGACATAGCATTAGTAGCCTGGGCAGATCAGCGTAAGGATTGCATGGCGATTATCCGCACTCCGGTAGGACTACAACCGTCAGTAAACATAGACTACCGTAATGGTAGTGGAGTATATTCTCATACTCCTATAGATTCTTGGAGAGCTATCATGAGCACTGGCGGTTTGTTGGTACTTGACCCACGTACCAACACTAAAAGGAACATATCTGAAATTGGTGACCTGATAGGGGCAATAGCTTCTAAGGACAATTCTCAGGGGCAATGGTTCTCTTTTTCAGGTTCTAAGAGAGGTCTTGTAAGTAATGCTTATGGTGTCGTAATTAACGTAGGTACACCAGCACAGGTAGCTAATGCCAACCTATACGATACCAACGGTATAAACCCTGTTATACAGAACAGTGCAAAACAGATATTGTTTTGGGGTAACTCTACGTTGTGGCGCACCCGCACAAGTTTCTTAGCTAAGGCAGAGGTAGCTGAACTAATGGTGTTTTTGTACCGTTTCCTCAGTTCTGTTATCCCTAGTGAGACCTTTGAGCCTAATGATGTGGATACATGGAAAACCATTTACCGCAAGGTTAAAGCGGGTATGGATGACCTACAGGGCCGCAGAGCTATATGGCGTTGGGATTACCAGGGGGATCAGGACATTGTAGATGTGTCACAGGCTGTTGTAAATAGCTCTGCTAACATAGATGCCGGACAGTATAAGTTTAAGCTGTTTGTGTCTCCTAAAGTGGCTATGAAGTACATAGAGGTGACAGTGGCTGTAACAAATAGCGGTATAGACTTTACAGAGCTATAGTATAATCTGAGGGTGAAAAAAAAAATAAAGTAACTTTAAAAATATAAAAAGTCATGGCTAACGTAGCTAATACCAAGAAAGTGTTTATGTTCCAAGTGGAAATTAACGGCCTCAACCAGTTTGAGTGTCAGAAATTTAAACCACCTGGGGTAGCTATAGACAAGGTGGAGCATGGAGATACTAACTATAGTGTTAAAACAGCCGGACGTTACAATATTGATGACATTGTAATAGAGAAAATACGCCCGTTACCTGGCTCAGACACTTGGGCTTGGGCTTGGCTTATGTCAGCACAAGACCCTATAGCAGGAGGTGGGCAACTATCATCTAACATAAAGCAGACAATAGTAGTCCGCGAGTTGGATGCTACCGGCACCACAGTTATAAACACATGGCAATATGATGGGTGCTGGGTATGTGGCATAGAGCAGAGCGAATTTGATCGTATGTCCAGCGACAACATCATAGAAACCGTAACCATATCTACGGACGTAGGTACAAGGTTCTAAACCAATACAAATAGTTTTTAAAGTAGCCTCCACCATCGGAGGCTACTTTAATTTATACTAACAGTAAAATTTTGTACTTTTACATTTAAACATACAGATTTATGATACCGAAGAACAAACACACATTTAATCTGGTTACAGGCATACCAGCCCAAGTGACAGAACTTACAGGGTTAGAGCAGAAGCTACTGACCGAAAATAAGAACCACACGCCAGAGGAGCGTAATATACTATTGCTTGGTAGCATACTACATAGCGTAGGGGAATTTGACCTATCTACCATGTCTGCTAAGGATCGTGAGGACTTCATTAGAAAGATGCCGTCTGCTGACCGTAAGAAAGCATTATGCGAGGCTAGACAATTCAGTAATGACTTTGATCCAATATTTGACTTTTTATTTGAGTATACAAGCTGCGACCCTACAAAGGGTAAACAGAGTCAGTTGATGGAGATAAACCTAGGCTCCGGCTCTTTCCCATGCAAGCCTGTTGGGGACTTCAATGAGAAGATGCTACAGGATAAGGAGGGTAACCCGTTAACAAAGATGCGGGATATAATGGCTTCTTTGGATACTATGGTACCAAAAGTATTTAGCAATTACCAGGAGGTGCTGGATAATATGTACGTGTTCTTTTCAGTCCCTAAATCAAAGCTTCGTATACGTATGCGTATGTTGGATGCCGCAGGGGAGGCTAGAGCTAGTGCGACTAAGGAAGACCAAAGAAGCTCACACACAACACTTATAATGCGTAACGTGTGTTACCAAACGGATAATAGCACAAACTGGATAAGCTTTACAGCCCAAGACCTGGATAAGCTACCCGCATTTGATTTGGAGGTTATGCGTATTGTTCGCAAGTATGTGGAGGGTAACGTAGATTCTGAAATTCAGTTTGAACACCCAGAGGCAAACAGACTACCGGCAGACAAGAAGACAGTAACTGTAGACCTGTTAAGCCAATTAAGTTTTTTCTTCCAATCGGGGATAATTTAGATTCTATCTATTTTTACCTCGGCTACTGTGGGCTAAAAGGATTAGGTTTAGAGGAGTTTTACAGAATGTCACTGAACCGTATAAAGGGGTTTAAGCGAATGATGGATACGCAGAAAGAGTTTGAGAAGCAGGCCGCTAAACCGAAAGCAGGTAAGCGACCAAGTTTTACAGGCAGAAGATAAAGTAACTTTAGTCATGGGATTAGGAGTAGGTACATATAGTGATGGGTTTGGGGTAGCTTTCACGCTGCTGGATCAGTTTTCAGCAGTTGCTAGAAAGATAGAATCCTCTATGTCCTCACTTACAGCTAAATCCACCGCATTTGCAGGGGCCATGAATAAAGGGTTGGGTTATGGGTATGCTCCGGCAAGGGAGGCAAGGGTAGTGGCTAATGAAACCATTGCTCTTGCTTCTCTTGCTGAGGAGGCGGCTATAGATAAGCTGGTTATGGATCATAGGTTAGCAGCATCTACCATAAAACTAGCAGAAGCTAACGAAACCGCAGCCATAGAAGAAGCGGTTAGAAAAGCAGAATTGGATGAAGTAGCAAAGGCGGCAGCAGCTAGACAAATTGCTATTGACGAGGCTATGAATCGTTCTAACCAGCGTAGGGCTATGGAGGCTATAGAAGCTCGTAGATTGGAAATGCTGGCAGAGATAGAGGCGGCTAATGCCGCAGCAGCATCTGCTGCCATAGCGGAGGCTGCTAACGCTAGAGTACAAGCCAGCTTGGTTGGGCTAGGTGCTGCGGTTATAGGGTTAGCCCTGGTAATAAAGGGGGCTAAAGTAGATGAGCTATTTCAAAAAGAAGAGTTAGCTATACAGGGTTTTGTAGGTTCTGCCGACAAAGCCCATGCTGCTTTTATGGAGTTGCAAGCAGATGCCAACTTTAACCCTATGATGGGCCTAGAGAATATGCTAAAAACACACTCGCTATTACTTTCTCAGAATACCCCTATAGAGCAGTCACTACGCCTTACCCGAAACCTGAGTAACATGCTTACGGCTGTGGGTAGAGGAGCACCGGAGTTATCAAGAGTTGGTAGGGAGTTGGAGAAGATAGCAGCTATGGGCCACCTAACAGGCAGGGAGCTTAACCAGGCAGCAGCAGCCGGTATACCCTTACGCCAGCTATTGGAGGATTATTTCGGACACGCTTTGCCCAATACTTTAAAAGACTTTCCTATAACTATTGATGATCTTGATAAGGCGTTAGAATTGGCGATGCGTACAGGGGGCAGATTCTCTAAAGCGTTTGAAAAAATGTCCGAGAGTATCATGTTTCAGTTTGCAAGACTAAAGAATGAGATAACGTATACTTTCCTTGCTATAGGTAAAGCAGTGGAGCCTATTACAGTAACTGTGGGGGCTGCTTTGACAGGGTTGTTCACTACACTAAAGCTGTTTTCACAGAGTTGGGTAGGACATGCGTTTTGGATTGTAACAACCAGTTTACTTGCTTTTACTGCCGCTGTGTCCCTTGCTACTTTAGGTGGTAAGGGTTTGTCGTTGGTGCTAGGTAAAATGGCACATGGTTTGGGGTATGCCACTCTTAAAGCTACTTTAGCCACTGAGGGATTTGCAGCAACATTAGCTACTATAGGTAAAACCATAGGTAAAACCATAGTATCCAATCCAATGTTTAAATGGTTCGCAGTTTTTGCAGCCGGTACCGCACTTGTCACAAATGCCACCAGCCATTTTAAAAGGGTTATGGAAGACCAAGAGGCTGTTACTGGGGGTATGACAGGTAGGCTACAGCGGTTAGGTGGTGTGCTGTCATTTATAACTGAGGCATTTGCCAACTACAATGAGCAAACCAAACGTTCTGATATGAGTCAGAGCATGGTAACTGCTTTGGATAAGCTGGGGTTACACAACTATACTGCCACCTTATTTAAACTAGTTGCTGGTACTATGGAGTTGGTATATGGTATGGGGGATGCTTTTGCACAGTTGGCGCATATAGGCATGGCAGCTTTAGAGGCTATAAGCAGCATACTATCCGGCATAAATAAAGCCCTGAAGTTTATAATACCTGGGTTTGCCAACTTAACCCAAGACCTTGATGCTATGAGGGCTATAGGTTGGGTATTAGGTACCATAATCATAGGGGTAACTACCAACATGTTTAGGCTTGGGTTGGTATCTTCTTGGGCTTTTATACAGGTTATAGCAAAAGGATTATGGGCAGCTATAGAAGGGTTTGGCCTATGGGCTATAGAGATACTAGCAGTTACCTACGTTACTTATGGTTTAGCAGCAGCTGTAGCCTTGGCAACAGGTGGGGTGTTACTTATAGCAGGAGTATTGGGGTACTTTGTCAGTCAGACAAATAATAGCAGTCTTGCTATGGATGATCTTGGTAGTAGTTTCAGTAATGTTGTAAAACCAATAGACGAGGCTACAGCAGCTATGAATAAATTTAAGGATGCTGAGAGCAGGCGTAATGCTTTGATGAATACCAATAAAGAGATAATGCAGGATTGGCAGAATGGTAACTATCTTAAAGCATTTATAGGCACATTAAAGCAGCCTTTTCAAATGGCTGCTATGGATTATAATGGGGATGCTCAAACACTGGCTTCACCGGAAGCTATAAACATGCCACAGGTACAACAGCAGCAGGCTATACTGAATACAACCACTCGTACAAGCGATGGTACGTATCCTGATATGAGTTATGCACCGGCCCCAGGCAGGGATATAGTAATACCGGTGAACATAGATGGTAGAGAGGTAGCTAAAGTAACTTACCCACTACTGAAACAAATGGAGTATAAAGAAGTAGCAACAAGAAATGCTTAATTATGGCTAACCCATTAGATGCACAGCTAAAGAAGAATTATACTGAGGGTAACCATGACAGTATATTAAACCGAGGGTTAAATACCACTGGGGGTAAGATGTATTTTGTCAACTTGGGTACAGGAAACAGAGAGAGTGGTAATAGGCTGGAAATACAATTTATACCATCTGACATTAACCTATCTCGTAAGGGCACTTGGGCAGAATCTAATGTGATCGGAAGAAACGACCCAAGGTACCAGTACGTAGGTGGGCAGACTACACTTAATTTTAGCTTGGACTTTTATGCTGATGAGGAGAGCCGGACTTCAGTAGTGCGTAAAGTACAATGGTTGCAGTCTCTTATAGCCAACGACAGAAGCAGGCGTAAAGCTCCTAGGGTGTTACTAGTGATGGGGTCTTTATTCACAAGTGAAATATGGATAGTGAGCAGTGTGGACGTAAAGTACGATAACCTACACAGACAATTCGGGTTCATGCCTCAGCAGGCTATAGTAGACATAGAATTAAAGTTAGACCCATCGTTTAATACCGGATGGGATGACATTCGTAGTCAGAAGTGGGTAGCAGCTCAGGCAGACGGTATGAGGCCAATAGTGTTGGATAAAAGTGCAGACCCCACAGCGGCTAAGAAAAGTAACTTTAAACCACCATCTACCCGCCCTTATTTAGGAGTCAGAGAGGCAGATGACATTGATGTAGGTAACGGTAATGACTGGCAGGCTATTATAAAGAGAGTATCACAGCGGTATAGGTTACCATTTGGGGCAGACATTATAAAAGACCCTGGATTTAACCCAGGCAGAATAGGTAGTATAGGAGGCTAATATTATGGTTACAGCGCAACAGCGGTTAGTATTAAGACCGACAAATTTATACGGCAACGCATTTATTGTAGACTTTCCCCTAGATGGTGAAAGTCTATTATTGCGTGATATAGTACCATTTACAGCAGATGTCGCTGATACGTGGTACCCTGTTATACAGAACGAGCGGCTAGAGCTAATAGCCTACAACAGCTACAAGGATTACACCGATAGGGCTTGTGAATTGTGGTGGGTAATAGCGGATGCAAACAATATTTTTAACCCTTTTGATCTCAGTGATTACGTAGGTAGTAGCCTGCTTATACCAGACTTCAATACTAAAGTAGCTCCTTTAATGTAATGGCAAAGTCTCCGGTAATATCCGTTATACTTGGTAATGCTGACAATGCTTTAGACATATCCGGCATGGTGGATAGTCTAAGCTACAGCCGGAGCATCTATAGGGATGACACTGTAGAGGTGGAGATTAAAAACATCTTTGTAGACTACTTGCTAGAGCAGCCTGCTTGTAACGCTGGGCAACCTATCACTTTCTCATACGGCTTCATAGGAGAGACACTAAGTCCAAGCACAACACTTATACTAGCTGATATAGAGCCTGTGTATACCGGTGGGGGTACTAGGCTGCGTTTAAGTAATGTAGACGTTTCACAAGCCATGCGTAAACTACATAGTAGCAGGGTGTGGAAGAATATGCGGCATGATGAGATAATAGAGGAGCTGGCTAGATTGCATGGTATACCATCTGACATACAGCAGGTTTTAATAGACCCGAAAAGTCAGGAGGTTAATTTGAAGTATAGTGATAATCCAAACTCAGATAGTACCACCTTTGCCGGTACCATAACAACAGAGACTCAGACAGACCCAACAAGGTTGGCCCAATATAAGGCGATACAAAATATAGCTATAGGCGGTGGTAAAACGGTACCGTACAAAAAGTTATCTAGCCTACCGCAAGGGTGGCGTAATAACCAGCAGATGTTTCAGGACATTGCGGCTATGCTCCCTGATGGTATGATGACATACGTTACAAGAGGTACGATATACTGTAGGCAGAAGAATACTGGGGATCGTAGCGTAGCAGTGTTTTCAAGGGGTGGAGAAGATGTTTTAAAGTTTGCTCCCAAATATAAAGAGATTGGGGGCAAGGGTAGTCAAAAGGGAGTTAGCACAGCAGCCGGAACAGAGAAGTTTGATCCTGAAACTACTGAGACATACATAACGCTTGGAGACTACCATCTAGTAGCTTCAGACAGCCAAATATTTGAGGTGGATGGGGAGGGTAATAGAAGGTTACTGAAGCCATATAGTGATATGACACAAGCAGAGTCCAGTACTGATACTGATACCGGTTTAGACCAAACTTTATACAAAGCTCTTAGCTCCGCACATAAAACCAATGTATCCTTAGATGACTTGAAATTGTTTTTAATGGGTAAACCTATGAATGAGTCTGTAAGGAAAGACCTCATAGAAACAACAGCATGGGCACAGGAGGGGGTAGTACAAAGCAAAGAGGAGATATTAACTGCGGAATTGGTGATTATAGGTAACGTAAACATGGATATAAATACCACAGTCACTATTAGCGGTTTTGCAACTAGGTTTACCGGTAACTGGTATGTGCGTGATGTTAATGACGATATAGATGACAGCGGGTTTATAACCAGCTTATACCTGGTTAAGGGAGAAGTTAAAAAAGGTATAGTACCAACTACAAATAAAAATACAGTGTCAGGGTCGGATACGCAGCGTAAGCGTAGCGTAGGGGTACAAGGCTGGGATAACAAGAGTGGGTTTAATATAAACGCCCCAGGATCAAATGTACCTGTTGATAACAAGACCCCAGCACCTGTAGATAAGAGCATTAAAATAACCACCAGATGAGTTTAGCAGAACTACTACAGATACTGCGTAAAAGCGGATTAGACTACTTCAATAAGTACTATGGTATTTATGGTGGGGAGGTTGCAGATAATAAAGACCCTGATAAGTGTGGAAGGGTTATACTGAAGGTACCGGCACTGTATGGTAGCGATACTCACGACTATTGGGCTACTCCTCGTGGTATTCCAAATGGAGCTGGGGAGGGCATGTTTTGGGTTCCTAAAATAGGGGATAAGGTATGGGTAACATTTGAGAATGGGGATTGCAGGTTTCCGGTGTGGGAGCATGGGTATTGGGGCACAGCAAAGGAGCATGGTAATAATCCACTAGCTGCATTGTATGATGATGACGGTAGCCCTACAAAAAGACAGTTAACAACCGGAGCCGGACAAACGTTGCTGTTTGACGATACCAATAAGCTAATACAGATACTTGACGTTACCGGAAATGCTGTGTACCTCAATGAAACAGGTATAAGCGTAGTTCCTAAAGACGGTAATAAGATAGCCTTGGGTACTTTGGATGGGGCTAAGTATAAGTCGGTACTTGGGGAGGAGCTTAAAAAGCTATTAGATGAGACACTTAATGCCATACAGTCTATGACTGTTATGACTATGGGAGGGGCCAGCAGTGTACCAATAAATGCTGCTAGCTTTGCCACTATAGCAACTAAGTTAGATACCATGTTGTCACAAGTAAATACGTTAGAGTGATACCAGTAGCCACAGTTATACAAGATAAATTACAGCAGTATTTTGATGCTTCGTACCCCACCTTTATAGGCTGGGGTACAACTGATTTAGAGATGTTGAACAGATGGGCAGATGTGATTGATTTTGTATTAGCTGGGGTGGTGCCGGTTAGCCTAACATCTGTTGCAGCTAGGGCAGCGTTCATAACTACGCTAACCCCAGGTATGGGAGCATTAGGAGCTTTTCAAGTAACTTTAGTTTCTGCTTTACAACAATACGCTATAGTATTAGCCGCTGGTATGTTACCAGCCTTTACAGGTATTCCCCCAGTGTTACCACCGGCTATAGTTTTTACAGGGTTGGTAACTAGGTCAGCAGCTACCGAAATGGCAAACTTATCTGTAGTCTTATATACCTGGGCAGCATCGGGCACCGCAGCTACCCTACCTTCAGGTACTCCCATTGTACCTTGGATTTGAGTTAGCCTTAATGCCTTTTATTTTATTATCTTTGTTCCATGTTTGAGAATTATACCTACTTGGGGGTGGCTATAACGTACCCTATAACAGTTGCTAGAGGCAGAATAACAACCTCTTCAGGTATAGCTGTTGTAGAAAACTCCATAGCTAAAATACTTACTACACCTGTGGGTACAAGATACATGTGCCCAGAGTATGGGCATAAACTAGATGAAATACAATATGAGCCTAATGACGAGATACTAGTAAGGCAGTTGCGGTTTTACGTATTGGAGGCTTTGAGAACTTGGGAAAAAAGAGCAGAGTTTTTAGAGGTAAGAACCATTGTGGCTACTGATGCTGTTATTTGCATCATACAATACCGAATACTACAAAGTAACCAGGTTGAAGACTTCATTTGGCCTTACTATAAAACATTAAAGACATAATTGTATGGCAGGATTTATAAAGAATTTTTGGGCAAGATATTGGGACAGGTCTTACCAGCAGATAAAAGATTCAGTGCTTACCCGACTTGGGAGTAAAGTACCTGAGATCACAGACCACACGGAGAATAACCCATATGTGGCTGAGATAGACATATTTGCAGGTACGCACGAGCAGCTTGGGTACTACGTAGACAATGCTGGCAGGGAGAGCCATTTAGATTCTTGTAGGTTATACCGTAGCGGTGTGAGTGTTGCAAGACTCATGGATTACAAAATACAAGGAAACATACCATACAGTGCTGACGTAGTATTTAGACTAAACAAAACAAATACCACAGGTTCCGACATTACCATACCGGCTATGCAGAGAGTTGCTACAGCCTCTGGTATAGAGTATGTAACCAAGATAGCCATTATACCAGATGGGGCCATTGAATCCCCTCTAACGGGAGCTACCCAATACGTCAGAGTTACGGGGGTTAATATTGGGGTTTCTACAGGTACTGCTAACATGTTGGTTGTGTTCACCGAAAAGATAGTGCATGACAGCATAATACTATACGTAAATTCGTTGGCTTGGGGTAGCAGGGATACACTGGCGTATGAGTTGCCTACAGCAGAAGTATTTGTACAGACTGTAGACAAAGACGGCAATGTTAACATATACACCGGTAACGGTACTTTGTATGGTAAGATACCACCCTCTGGGGAGGTTATGACGGCTGATTACAGGATTACGTTAGGCGCAGCCGGATTCGCAGATGCGGGGGAGATAAATACCATGCTAACTACCCCGTCTTTGCCACCTACATACACAGTATCTGTAGTTAACCCGTACAAGTCTACTGGTGTTTCTGACGTAGAATCACTAGCATCTATGAAAGAGCATATACCAATGTCTGTGCGTACATTGAACAGGGCCGTAACAGAGGATGATTATAAGGCAGTAGCTTCTATGTGTCCTGGTGTAGCTTTGGCAGGTGTTAAGTTTGCCTGTGGTAAAAAGGTATCTATATACATTGTGCCTGATGGTGGGGGTATTGCTTCATCGGTATTGGTGGATTCATGCCAAGAGTATGTAGATGCTCGTAAGATGATAACTACTATAGTAAAAGTGACTCCGGCAGGTGAGGTTAAATTTAAGTGGACGGTACATGTTAAAGCAGCTAATAACTATAGTAACTCTGTAGTACAGACAAACGTAGAGAACGCTCTGTTAGCTTTTATGAGTATGGCTAACCAAACTATTAACGGGTCTGTATATCTTAGTGATGGGTTTCAGGCTATAGAGGGGGCTGCTGGGGTGGTTAATAGCACTATACCAATATTCACAGCCCAGCCTTACGCTAGGCCGTCAGATACTACTACACATACTTTGATATGGGACAGGGTAGTTAATAATACCTCTACCAGTACTATACATTGGCATATAGTGTTTACGGATTCTACACATTTTCAACTGATTCGTAACGGGGTATTGCTGAGTAGCGGTAATACTGTAGGGAGTCCCTACACTGTTATGGAGATAGCTTTTACGGTTAATGCAGGTACCTACAGCACTTCTGATGATTTTGAATTTGTAACATACCCGTATAATCCGGTAGCACAGTTTATCCAATTGGATGAACCGAGCTTACCGGCTTCCTCATTGTCTGATCTCACCATAATAGTTACAGGAGGTATATAATGTTTAGATTTACTGGGTATATATTTAATGAATTTTTTACGGCCTACGATAAGGTTAGTGATCCTAATAAAGATGCTGACGGTAAGGGGACTGCGGAAAGATTTAATGAATGTATTGAGGAGGAGTTGGATGAGTACATGTTACCTTACATTGAGGACATGCAGAAAAACTTATTGGAGCCAAACGATTGCTTTGATAGGTTTATACCACACTTGCAGAGCTTACTAGGTTTTGATTTATCCTGGGTGTGGTTCTTTGAATCCTCTCTAAGTGTGCAACGTAACTTGGTATCTATAATAATTAAAATGTACCAGATACGAGGCACTATACCAGCGCATGAAATAATGTTTGGTTGGCTGGGCTTGGAGATGGTAATGACAGAAGAGGTGCCTACAGATGGTACATGGGATGACGGGGGCACATGGGATGACGGGGGTACATGGGATGATTATTGCCAGCCATGTTCTGGGTATGAGATAGAGTTGACCGGCCCAGAACTAACGTTAACAGAATTGGAAATTAAAGGAGTAGCTACCATTATAGCTTTTAATAAGCCCATAAACGCTACACTTACATCTATAACATACAACGGGGATGCGTTGGAAATTTAACAACTATGAGCGTAATAAAGATGTACATGGTATACACATTTGCTATTTTGGAAAAAGGCACTTTACCTATGAAAGTAGGATCGTGCTTTTTGTTTGCTTTATCCATATCTCCGTTAGCCTGGTTAATAAAGTTAGTGCGGGAGCATGTTATACGGGACACAGGGTTTATAGAGGTGCTTTTAATATGCCTGCTGATGGATATGATTATAGGTATATGGAAGCACTTAAAACAACGCACGTTTGATTGGAAGCGGCTATATACAGGGTTAATAGAAAAGGTTGGGATTACTTTTATAGGCATGGTAGTTTTCAACTTAATATCAGACATAAAGGAGTGGTCTCACCTCGTTACAGTAAAGGAGTACATAATACTGGTCGGCAAACTGACAAACTTATTCTATGTTGCAGGGTCTGCTTTCAACAGCATGTATATAATTACAGGTGGTAAGTTTCCACCGCTAGGCTGGATGAAGCGTATGCACTCCTTTGACGATAGCCTAAACCCAGAAGACTTAACAAAAGAAAATAATAACCAACACTAAAGTAACTTTAATTATGGCACAGCTCAGGTACACAAACTACAAAGACGATAAATCAAGTTTTAATAACAACATAAAGGATATAGGTATAGTACCTCACGGACTTTACAGGGGGTTTGACTATGATGCTACTTCCTCCGGCACTACGCTAGTATTATCCCATACAGTTAATGGGTATTCCATTACTGAGATAGATGGTAGTGTAACATCTGATCTTGGGGTAGTGAGAACTAGGCAGGGGGTTATGGTCGTAGAGGATGCTGCGGTGTCTATAACGGGGCTTACGGATAATAGCCTAGAGAGTGATCCAAGAATAGACTTAATTGTATTGGAGCATACGTATGTAGAGACTATAGGCGGTACTGCGGCAGGGTATACGCAGATAATAGGTACACCAGGTAGTAGCCCCGTAGCCCCAGCTCTGACTGATGATACAATACAGGTTATACTAGGTGAACTATATTGGCCTGCCGGTGCAGCATCTACAGATGATGTTGGGGTAGTATATACTAAAGCCCCCGCACCGTTTTTTGTAGACTCTGATATATTTGTAACTAAAGCTGGGGTACAGGAGATAACAGGCCGTAAGAGAATACTACATCAAATAGGGGATATAGCTACTGCTACTTTAGACTTGGTAAGCGGTAGCATATACAACATTAAGGCTACTACCGATAGTAACATGTATAGTATTGCCAACGTAGGGCCGAACTATATTAATGTTATTGGGGTAGATGTTCCGTTTAGTGGTGATACCAATTACTTTAAAGTATACACACTACAAAAGCTACGTATTGTAGGTGGAGGGTCTGGGGCCATAGTTGTACCCAATAGTGTAATGCACATAGAGGCCGGAGAAACTTTTGAGCTGTGGGACGTAAGTGGGCAGTTTGGATACAGCTCCAATACTTACCTTGTTACCAAGGGTAATGCGGTTCTTAAAAATAGCCCTAATAAGCTGTTTGCAGCTATGATTGGTAACAAGGGTACGGGCACCTACGGGACTAACCTGGTTACCATACCCACAACAGGGGACTACATAGAGGTGGCTACCAATTTCACCACCATAGATACGGATGGGGGTATACTATACTTTAGCTCTACGGATTCTCTATGGGATGGGGTTAATACCGTAACCAAAGCGGGTAGGCAGCTTGTAGTTAAGATAACGGATAGCTCAGGCTTTGTTAACGGGCTACAGCTACGCAATACCGGAACAAGCACCAGTACATACAAGAAGATAGAATTTGCAGATGGTGGGGGCATAAGAAGGGTAGGTAACGGAGCATCTGCGGTATACCTTAAACTGTTGGAGGAGACGGATAAATTTATTGTATTGGAGTACTGGGTTAATGAGCAGTGGATAGCTTCAGGTATGACCCCAGACGGTGTTTCCCCTGTACAGTATAGCAGGCAGGGCAACACAGTATTTATACGGGGGGTTAGCTATGATGCAGCTCCTATTAGTGTAACTACCTCCGTGTTACTGTTCACGCTGCCTTTAGGCTATAACCCATCGGTACCATTTAAGTACATTACCGCTGCTACGTATTCCGGCAGTCTTACACAGGCTATCATAGAAATAGATGGTTCCGGTAATGTAAGATTACGAGGAGATTTAGCGGTAGCTTCCAACAGTGGTGTATGGTTAACTATTAGCTTTAGTACGCACTAATAAATTCTGTCCTACTGTAAAATTTTTTTAGCTTATCTTTGTTGTATAAACTAATTTGTATGACAGCGGTAATAATAGATAAGGCTATTAAGGATATACATAAATTGCCAGATAGTGTAGTTCTGGTTGGGTACGTAGCAGGCAGGGCAGTAGCCATCGATCCTGTTGATGGGGAGGATACAGAGCTTATACACTCTACTGAGGAGTTTGGATACATATGGGGGCATGGTATGTACTCAGGGGGTTGCAGGATGCTGGCTAGGGACATATTAATACATTTATGGTTAACGTATGAGGTAGCTGATTTTCTTTCAGCTACCTTATCTTTTTACGTACTTCAGTACTTTGCTGATAACTTCAAGGCCACAGTTAAGATAAAAGAATTATTTGTGGATGCGTTTGCGGAAAACATGAAACCTCTTACGCACTACTACACAGTACATGAAGAGTCTAATTTAGTGTATACAGAAATATCTGCCCCTACCGGTAGCGTACCAGCAGCTACCAGCAGGATACATGAGGTATCCAGTGCTACTAAGGTAGTAACTACAGCGCATGGGTGGAGGCGGGTGCCGGATGGTAGCGAGACTCTTAGCGATGCGGAAATACAACGCATGGCAGCGGTTGAAAAATTGCTTAACGAATTATAGGTACAGGTAAAACAACATACAGCAATGGGCATACGTAATCTATAAATATAGGTGTTTAAAAACGACTGCTATTAAAGTTACTTTTAACATCTGTATTACATGACAATTGAATTTCAAGAGAGTCTATTAAAGTACTTATTCCAAAACAAAGAAGCCAAGCAGTATAAAGATTACCTGGAACCAGGCTTATTCGATATACCCACTTGTCAAACTGTTTATGACCTATGGTTTAAGTACGTGACACGGTTTAAGCAGGTACCAACTAAGACGTACTTTTTGGAGTATGTGGATAGGGCTATAAAAAAATCTAAGGGGGCTGTTAGCCCTGAGCAGCATGACGAGATACTAACTGTAGTATCTGTTGTGTATATGCCGGATGCTCATGATATACTGTTTGTCAGGGAAGTAATCATAGAATTTGCAAAAAGGAAAAGGCTTAGAAACTGGACTTTACGCAACGCTGAGAAGATAAAAACAGCAGACTCTGAGGCTATAGATGCCATGCTATCCGATGCTAACCAAATAGTACGCCTGGGTGAAGACACTAGCCAGACCACTAAGAACAGAGGTGGTTTCCTGTTTAGGGATGGGGCTAGACTAACCCATGAGCATAAGCAAAAAGGGGCACCAACTTTTTTACATAGTCTTAATAGATTAACCTCCGCAAGGGGGTTTTATTCCCCTCAGCTAATAGGGGTTATGGGTGGCCCTAAAGCTTTCAAGACCGGTACAATATTAGCGATACTCATAGAGTACGCGAGGTGCGGTAAAAAGGTATTTATTGCAGATGCTGAGAATGGTGTAGATAGTATGCAGAGCCGCATTAAGCAGGGGCTGTTAGGTTGCGAATACCAAGACATTCAGAAGTACCGTAGGGAGCTAAAAGAGATACTACGTATACTCCGGTTATACGGGGGTGATGTGGTTGTAGAGTTCTTTCCGGCTCGTATATCTACTTTGGACAATGTGGATGCTGCACTAGATAGACTGTGGGAAGAAGAGAAGTGGAAGCCGGATATTATATTTTACGACTACCTGCAATTGTTTGCCTCGTCTAACAAGAAGATAGTAGAAAACACACAGCGTATTCAGGACGTATACCATCATGCTATACGGCTAAATAACAAGTGGGGGGCTTTTGCGTTTACCGCCATACCTGTAACCCGTAGTGCTGTCAGCAAGCTACACGTAACCGCAGACGATCTGGCTTCTGATTTTGGGCAGGCTTATAACTGTCATGCAGGGTTTGCCCTATGCAGAACACCGGAGGAAGTAACAGCGGGCAATGGTAGGCTAATACCAGTGTTTCAGCGTGAGGGTACAGCCTATAAATTTAATGCTGCTACTACATGTGCCTTACGCATAAAGGAGGCAGAGCAAACCATAGAGGAGCTGGATGCAGAGGCGTATATGGAAGTGATGGAAGAGACCCATAAACCAAAGAAATTGAGAAAGCCATACGTGCCAAATCTTAATTTAAAAGACGAATAAAATTCTGTTGTTTTGTAAAATTTTTTCTTTAGCTTTGTATCGTAAATATAACAGCATGGCAGGTAAAAATAACCCGTTTGATAAAAGTTTTGCGGTGTATAAACCGATAGCTCAGGTGGAAGTAAAGAAGCTTACCCCAGAGGAGAGAAAAGCGCAAAAGGCACTGGTAATAAACCTCAGAGATTTTATACTGGGAGAGTACCCAAAGCCGGAAAAAGTAGAGGGGGCTACACCCACTTCAAGTTACTTTAGGTGTACTATAAAGGACATGGGGTTACACCCTTTTGAAATTGATATTTACGATGCTCGTATCCTGCTTGTGGAAGTGCTTGACAAACAGGTAAAGGATGCAGATGGTAATATGGTTCCATTCAGGCGTTTTGTGAGCAGGCACTATAGTATAAACACCGCCCTGGATTCCATTGCTACCATTACAGCAAAAAGAAAGCTGAACAAAATGGATAGCTCAGTAATAACCATGAGGGATTACCATGATGCTTATTACGGTATACAGAAGTACTTGGCTAAGGTTATTGCCCCTGAGTACGCTAAAGCCCTTGATAAGCTACAGGCAGCTCTGCCATTTACGCAAATATCTGTTAACGAGGATGACGAAGAAGATTGGTTTAAAAAGTAGACAGCTATGATGTTATTTGATCCACATAGAGTTTACCAATACTTCAAAGACCGGTATGTACTTGGTAAGAAGTCTCCTAAAGGTTGGTTCCCTTTTACTTGCCCGTTTTGTGGGGGCGAGAAGAAAATGGCGGTTAACATAGAATGGGGCTATACTAAGTGTTGGTCTTGTGGAGCTGCTTCCAATGTTTGCACATTTGTAGAGGAGACAGAGGGGGTAACATACTACGAAGCAAAAAGGATATTGTGGAATGTTACACCATCTACATTAGACCTTGAATTAATAGAGGGTATCGCAAGTTACACAGAGGAGGTTACAGACATTACTTTACCCAATGGTTGGCAGAGTATACTAGACGGGCAGGGTGTGATGGGGGATAGGGCAAGGAGGTACCTGGAGCGCAGGGGGTACGATTTAAAGCTACTTGATTTTAAAGGCTTCGGCTATTGTAATAAACATCACACAGAGTATGAAAAAGATTTCTTCGGTTACATCATCGTTCCGTTTAAAAAAGATGGTAAGCTACAATATTATCTCGGAAGGGATTTTATTGGAAATGGTCTTAGGTATAAAAATCCACCTTCTGCTTGGGTGGGAGTTGGTAAGGGGGAGGTGATATACAACGAGGAAGCTCTACATCTTTACAAGACAATATATACTGTAGAAGGGTGGTCGGATTCTGAGACTATTGGCAAGGCCGGTACTGCTACGTTGGGCTGGGCTTTTAGCAAGACCCAGCTAGACAAATACATGAAGTGCCATGCTAAAAACATATTCTTTATACCCGATGCTGGTAGGGATAAGTCTTCAGGTATCACATACTACCAAAAAGCTGTGCAAACAGCTACACAGTTTCTAGACTCTGATAAATCTGTATTTGTAGTTGACCTTAACCCGCTATCAGAGTTGGGCAAGGATATAAACGAAATAGGTTGGGGGGAGGTTAAAAAGATTTGTAAGGCTACCGAAAGATTGACTTGGGGTAGTGCAATGGCAGTTATAACAGGATAAAAATATAAGATGCAAAAATTAAGCTACAATCAGAAAGCAAGGTGTCAGGGGTGTTCGGCTTTACAAGCTGCCCCAGGCACCTACAGTTGTGCCCTAGGGTTACCCATTAAGTTTGTATTGGTAGAGGGGACAGCCACACAACCGGCACCAGATAACGTAAAGTGCTACAAACCTAAAAGTCCTACGCAATTAAATGCCGTTAGAGAAGCCCAAGCAAAGAATAATGCGTAACCCAACTATCCATATAACGCTTAGTACCCTAACTGATGTGTTGGGTAAGATGGGTTCCAAGAACCCAGACAAAGTGGCTTTACGCATATTTACCTTGGCACACCCTTTTAATATAAAGGATAGATACCTAGTATCGTCTACTGCTGATGTACGTAAGAAAGTACTTCGATCAGTGGCTACTGCTAAACAAACAAGCATGACAGTACAGCGGTTCAACTTTATACTTACTACATGCAGGATGGAAGTAGGACACCGGCACATAACTCCAATACGAGAGGGAGGCAGGGACATGAACATGCTAAAGGAGATATGTCAAATAGCTTGCGAGTTTTGTGCTAACACTAACATAGCCAACATAGAAGAGGGCTGTAAGACCTTTATACAATTGGGCCTACACAAGATGAAGCATAGTAACACGTATGGTCTCAATAAGTTCAAGTATTATGAGAATGATATTTACAGAATGTATGAGTCGGCTGAAATGGTATCTAATGATCCTAAGCCCAGGCGTACCCGTAGGTTCTACACCATATACCAAACGTTGCTTGCAGAGTACGCAGGCATAGACCGTGATTACTCTGATATAGAGTATTACGTTTGTTTTGTTTGCGCAAGGCTGGAAGCAGAGAGAGTCAAGGCAGACCCTGAAGATTGGCTACGTGCTCAATTTGAGGAGCTGGTAAAATGGGTAGATGCCATACCTACACCCAACCAGCTATTTAGTGACAACGCTTTGAAGAGATACAACAGTTATTGTAAGTCAATAAAGAAAGCAGTGGTACCGGCAGAGGACGTTATAGACTGGGATAAGAGTAAGAATAGTTTTGAGCAGTTATACGCAGAGAAGATAAGAGGTAAATACGCAGAAGCATAATGCAGCTAATAGTAGGTAACATAGTGACTCAGGCAGTGATAGGCGGTACAGACCACCTACGGGGAGATGTGTACAAGATGCTGAGGGAGCTGCTTAGGGTACGGCCTAATAACTACGGGCAGATACTTATGACTATGAAGCGTAGGGGTAATGCGCATGGATGGGATGGGTACACTTATTTCATAAATAAAAAGGGCATGTTCCCTACAGGTTTCCTACCTCAAATATTAAACTTCTGCTTACAAAATACCATTAAAGTAACTTTAGTGGATAATCGTAAGAACGTTCCGGTATTGAAAGACCGGATTAACATACGCACCCCTAAATTTAAACTGGCAGAGCATCAAATAAATATGCTGCTGTCTTTGGATAAAATTGTTGAGGTAGGTAATCACAGTATATATTTTCCTAGGGGGACATGGAAAGCAGCTACCAACTCCGGTAAGACTGCGGTATTTGGTAGCGTGGTTAAAAATGTAGTGTCTCCCTGTGCTTTGTTACTGGTAGCCGATCAAGGGTTAATGCGACAGCACTATGAATACTACTCTACGGTGTTTACTAAGCCTGGTGACGTAGCCTGTATAAAGAGTGACAGCTACAGCATAGGAAATATACTTACAATAGCTATGGTTAAGACCCTGCGCAACCGGTTAAAGAAAAGCCCTACGGTACAGCGTGATCTTAACAACAAATTCAACATACTAGGGGTAGACGAGAGCCATGAGTTTAGTGCAAGGGATGGGCTGTATGTAATTAATCATATCAATGCGGGTATGAGAATATTCATGTCAGGCTCTCCGTTTGATATGGCAGATAAGGTTTCTAAGCTACGCTTGGTTGGCATGTCTGGGGCCACTATATGCACTGTGTCTAAACGTTACCTTATGGATAATGGGTTTAGCATGATACCTAAAGTCAGGGTATACCTTAACCCTACCCGCAGCCTACACACGGCTTATCTACATGAGTTTGAAGACTGTGTAATAGCCTCGGAGCAGAGGGCAGAATTGATAGCCGATATTATCATGAAGCGTAGAAGTAAAAAGATAATGATAACCTTCAACTTTGAACGACATGGTAGGTTAATGTACGAGACATTTTGTAGCCGTTATCCATCTTTAGCCTACCTTGCTGATTGGGTACATGGTGATGACCCAGACCGTAACCAAAAGGTACAGGATTTCATGGATGACGAAATAAGGATACTATTCAGCTCTACTATACTTCAGCAAGGTTACAACTTTCCAGATGTACAGGTAGTTATAAATGCAATGGGGGGTAAGGCCATGATTCCACTTAACCAGTGGATGGGTAGAGGGGAGAGACTAGACGGAGTTAACAAGTACTTTGAGTGGATAGAAATATTTGACCAGGGTAAGTATATGACCAAGCATAGTAAGCAGCGCATACGGTTTTTGGTTAAGGAAGATTTGCCGGAACCTATAAGATTTATGTACAACAATAAACGGGGTGTGCCCATAAAATAATGAGAGTAACTAAAGACAAAAACATACATACAGTGGATATAAGCAAACCCCTGAATAAAAAAGAATTGCTGGCCTCAGTAGCTGCTGATGACTGTTATACAAGGGAGTGGAAGCCTGATGACAGATTATGTGTATTGTGTGCCAGCAACACCATTTGCGGTATCTTATACAACCACCGGCAGAACAAGAGAATCAAGAAGATGGAAAAAGAGGAGGGGGGTTTCTTAGATAGCTCTGACTTTGATGGGATAGACAGGGAAGCCCTAATAGAGTGGTTAAAGGTGGAACAGAGAACAACACTACAGCTAATAGCACACGTACAGGAGCTTAGTGATTGCCCAGATGAAAAGACAGTACAGTACTGGTGCCGGTCTTTTATACTTGAAACAAAAGGCATAGGTACTAAAGAGGGTAAAGTAATTGTAAAATTATAACTGGTATGAACAGAGCAATAGATAATCAAAAGCCTATGGATTTGGAGAACCCAATTCCATTAAACAGTATTACAGAGTATTTAGGAGCTTGTGCTACGTATAAGATTCTGATGCTTAAAAAGGCTTCCGTAGTGGTGCCCGATCCTGCTGAAGACGAGGTAAAGCAGTGTCTTAAAAGGATACAAAACTTTGAAGAGCTACACTTTAACAACAGGCCACTAGGTAGAATATGATAAAGGTTATTATAGCCGGAGGCAGGGACTTTGATAATTACCAGGCACTGGAAGCAAAGTGCGATAAGTACTTATGCAATGTAGCTAAGACAGAGAGAATACAGATAGTGTGTGGTGAGGCAAATGGGGCAGACAAGTTGGGTAAACGTTATGCTAAGAATAGAGGATATAGCGTTAAGCTGTTCCCAGCTAATTGGGATTTGTTCGGGCCTGCGGCTGGGCCATTGCGTAATGGGGAAATGGCAGACTATGCTAGTGTACTTATAGCCTTTTGGGATGGTAAGTCAAAGGGTACAGCCGATATGATAAGACAAGCCAAGATAAATAAGTTAATCGTTAGAATCGTAAAATACAGATGAGCATTAATGATTTAAGAAACCCATCATGCAGGGCTTGTGGGCTACGTAGGGACTGTAAGACTATCTGCAACATGGGTGTAGATGACTTGATAAGCGTAGAGCCGGAATTGGGGGCTATGATGGTTATAAGTGATTACCCAGCTTTAGAGGATGATGCTAACGGTACAGTAGGGCAATCATCTAAAGAGGAATTATTTTGGTCTGTAGCTAAAGAAGTGGTAAGGGTAAATACGGACTACATATACTTTACCTACGTTAATAAGTGTATGCCCAGGGAATCCCACAAGGTGACTGATGATGAGTTGTTTGCCTGTGCTTCTACGTACCTGAGAAAAGAAATTAAGCGTGTGCGCCCAAAGGTTATACTTCTTATGGGGGCACACGCTATGAAAGCTTTGGGCTTTAAAGGAATAGTGGGTAAGATGCGTGGACAGACCCATACGCTCACATTCAAGTTTAATGGTGAACCTTTTGAAACTAAGGTAGTTATCACCCAATCCCCTGTGTACGTAAAGTACAATACCAGCGAGTTAAAAAACTTTGCCTCTGACATAAATAAAGCCTGGGGAATATCCAACGGTAGCGAGGTGATGAGGGATTCACCGACTAAAGTAACTTTAATAACTAACCTACAAGAGGTAGAGGAGTTGATAGGTTACATACATGAAACCAAAGAATGTGCTTTTGACTTTGAAACCACCACACTAACGGACAGAGGTATATTTGATCCCAACTTTAAGGCTACGTTAATGGCTGTGTCTTTTCAGCATGGTTCGGCTTACACCATACCCTTGTTTCACTTTGATACCCCATTTACTGAGAAGCAAGTACTACACATTTTAAAAAGGTTTTCAGAAGAGGTGTGGATGAATAAAAGTATCAGGAAGATAAACCAAAATATAAAGTTTGATATGCACGTAGCGGCTCGTTACGGCTTTCCTGTTTTTAGAGGTAGGTTAGATTGCACTATGGTAATGCACACCCTGTATGATGATCTTACGCGACATGGTATAAAGGAATGGATACCTACATTCTTTCCGCAGTTTACCGGATGGGAATTAGAGATAAAAGGTAAGGAGTGGGAGAAGATACCGTTAAAGCAGTTATCAGACTATGCAGGGGTGGATACAGATGCTGCCTTACGTGGTTGCACAGTACTGGAACAAAAGTTACTTGAAGACCCCCGTAGCTACCGAATATACCGTAACCTATCTGTGTTTGCTTTAACCACCTTGTATAACATGGAACGTAGGGGCATGTTGATAGGCAGAGGGGAGATTACAAAGTATGCAGCAAGGGCTGTAGACCTTTTGAAACAGCAGGTGGATATAATGAATAAATACCCACAGGTTAAACATTTTGTAAGCGAAGAGGCAGAGTTGGCAAAGCAGAAAGTATTAGTAGAGCTACGGGAAAAGAAATCCAGAGCAAAAGGCAAGCAGATAGACAAATATGCCGTTAAGATACGGGAAGTAAAGTCAGGGGCTATATCTGTTTACAAGGGTATAAATTTTGGTAGTACACAGCAGCTTGGGGAGTTGTTATACACAGATGCTGGGTTTAATTTCAGAGAGCCTTATGATAAGAAGAAAAAGAAAGCAGGTAAGGTTACGGGGGAGGCAGTACTAAAGAACCTTGGGGATAAGACAGGCTTTATAACAGATGTTCTTGTATATCGTTCTATAAAAACTACCTGGAGCCGGTATTTAAAGGGGCTTGGGTTACTGATGGATGAGCATGACAAGGTACATACCACTTTTAAACAAGCAGCAGCCCGTACAGGCCGTCTTGCGTGTGTAGGGGTAGATACATTAATACACACTAACATAGGGCATGTACGAATAGGGGATTTAATACCGGAGTGTGAGGGTATTGATGAGTGTATGTTAGGTATAGAAGCACTAACACATACAGGAGAGTTTAAACCTATAACACATGTTATAAACAAGGGAGAGGAGGAAATGTACAGAGTAGAGATGCACAGTGGGCAAATTATTGATTGTACCATGCAGCATATATTTTATACGGACATTGGTTGGAAAAGTCTGAAAGATATTTTAAATTCGCAAACAGAATGTAGAATATTTTATGAACTCACAGATTTATCCGACCCCGAAGTATGAAATTGCTTATGCTTATGATGGGCACAGGTTTAGGGATATGCGAATATTAACTAAAGAATACTTACAGGAAGTTTACGTAGACACAGGACTAACACGTAAACAAATGTTTAAAGAACTTAAAATAAGTGAACACATGTTACATTGCTCTTATATTCATTGGTATAGCGCAGAGGAAAGAAAAATTATAGGGGGTAGAAAAATAAGTGCCGCACAACGTATAAATAACTCAAACAAAATTAATACAGGGGTACCTAGGGTACTTATACCAGTAGATGTTTTACAGGGGTATTTAGATGCCAAACACTCACTTGAAAAAATGTCACGGTTATTAAACCTAGCACCGCAAACTATAAGGGCTAATCTTAAGCATCATAGGTTAATAGATCAGTTAGTTAAAATGGGGGTTCCTTACGAGAGGGTTATAGCAGCAAAAAGTTTAGATAGTTTTATAGGTACTAACATACTGCGAGGTTTAGAGGTGGTTAATGTAGACCTATTTTCAGAGGACGTTAAAGTTACTTTACGTGACCTTGTGTATGCGGAGCAAGCTTTAACCAGTATGAAACACACTATAAAGCATATACGTACTGGGGTAATGGCAAGATTTGCAGCAAGAGGGGTGAAGCTTACAGATTATAAATTACCTGGAAGTACTCTTAATTCTACTGTCAAGTTGCTGCTAACAGAGTTAGGGTATGACGTAGTTGTAGAATTTGAAGTGCGGGGAAAGTTTTATGATTTTAAATTTAAGCGGTACAAGCTGTTGTTAGAAATAGATACTCCATATTACCATAATACAGAAGAGCAGTTGGATAATGATAAATTAAAAACCAAGATAGCTAAAGAAAATGGTTATATGCTATTGCGGGTTTGTACGGACAAGAAAGATAAAAAAATAACTTTAAAAAGAAAACTAGAGGCATGTTTAGCACCACTACGATTAAAAAGATTACCCCAATAGGTGTAAGGACTGTAGCAGATATAACAGTAGCTGACAACCATAGTTATGTAGGTAATGGCATTGTGTCTCATAATAGTGAGACTCCAAACCTACAAAATATAACTACGCACGTTAAGATTAAGCACCCATTTGTAGAAGAGGTTACAACTTCTGTAAAGAAGTGTTTTCTTGTACCCAAGGGCTATACGCTTATTAACTGGGACTTTTCGCAGGCAGAGTTACGCATGATTGCCGACCTTGCAAATGAGGTTAACATGATTGCAGCATACAAGGCCGGAGTGGACTTGCATAAGCTTACTGCATCTAAGCTTATGAAGATAACTTTAGAAGAGTTCTTACAGTTACCTAAAGTGGAGCAAGACGAATGGAGGCAGAAAGCAAAGGCAGCTAACTTCGGTTTGATATACGGACAATCTGCTGAGGGCTTTAAAGATTATGCTAAGAACACCTATGGGGTAAAGATGAATTTAAAAGAGGCCATAGAAATACATACGGCTTTCTTTGTAGCATACCCAGCCATACTACAATACCATGAAGATTACATAAACAAGCAGAAGCAGCATGGTTGTGTAAGAACGGTGTTTGGGCGTAGGGGCAGATACCCAGATGTAGATAGTGTAGATGACTTTTTGAGAGGTAATGCAGAACGTGAGTTGGTTAACTTTCCGGTACAGGGTAGCAATGGCGAGAATACAGTATTTGCATTAGCACTACTGGAAAGAAGGTTACCAAAGTCAGTACAATTAGTCAATACAGTACATGATAGTATTATGGCGTATGTACCGGACAGGTTGGTACCATACGTTGTTAAGGTAGGTATAGATACTTGTGTTAATACCCCTATGCTTAGATTCTTTGGTAAGCAAATGAAACATCTTAGTATGGCTGTAGATGCTCAGTTTTCTAAAACAAATTGGAAAGCTTTAGAAAACTGGGACGAAGAAAAGTGGAGGGAAAGTATATGCTAGGTAAGTTAATATTTGGTGATTGTTTAAAGGTATTAAAGCTTATACCAGATGCCTCGGTAGATATGATATTTGCAGACTTACCCTACGGTACCACAAAATGCAAATGGGATAGTTGCATAGACTTGGGCGAGCTTTGGATACAGTATAAAAGAATAATAAAAGCTAATGGGGCTATCTTGCTATTTGCTCAATTACCATTTGATAAGGTATTAGGGTGTTCTAATTTGGCTTGGCTTAGATACGAATGGGTGTGGGAGAAAACACAAGCTACGGGGCATCTTAATGCTAAGAAAATGCCTATGAAAGCGCACGAAAATATTTTAGTATTCTACGAAAATATGCCCATGTATAACCCACAGAAAACAACAGGACATAAGCCCATAAATACACACTATAAACCAATACATGTGCAAAATAGAACAAAACTATACGGTAAGGCAACTAAGTCTTTATCAGGAGGCGGGGAAACAGACAGGTATCCAAGAGATGTACTAAAATTCAGTTCAGATAAACAAAAAATGAAGAGTACAGAATTTATACACTCTACGCAAAAGCCTTTAGCTTTGGTGGAGTATATGATACGAACATATACAGTACCTGGTATGCTAGTTGTAGACAACACATGTGGTAGCGGAACTACTGGCGTGGCCTGTGTTAATACAGGTAACCCGTTTATACTTATTGATAATGATATTGACGAGTATAGGAAAGCTAAGAAGAGAATACAAAAACATATAAATGGTACTGACGTGGTTTTTAAATGTCTTTTATTTGATAAAGTAACTTGAATAAAATTTTGTTGTTTTGTAAAATTTTTTATTTACTTTTGTTTAATTAAAATCAATAATCATGGACTTGAACGCTTTAAAAAAGAAGCAACAGCAGCTTGATTCTCGGTCTGGTAGTGACGGGTTTCTCAGCAGAAAAGATTTAACAGCCGATGGTATGGTAGTTCGGCTTGTACCCCCGTCACCGCAACTTGACGGCATGTTTCACCTAGAGGTAAAAAAGTACTGGTTCCCAACACCGGACGGTAAGAAGCAGGGTATTATATGCGTAAGCACATTCGGCAAGGACAGCGTTATAGAAGAAGAGTTGGCAATGGCTAATGAATCTGAAGATGAAGAGCTGTTGGAGTTGGTACAGGAAGTAAAGCTACAGTCTGAGAACTGGATGGGAGTTTTACAGTTGGTGTACAAAAAAGACCGTAACGATAACGTGATAGGCGTAGAAGTTGTGGACGGGCATGGTAAGATATTGCAGGTACCTAACACATGCCTCAATGCAATTATCAAGCTGGCTACAAACAAAATGGCCCTTAAAGAACCTACCAAGCATGGTAGCACTGATGGTATCGCTGACCGTGAATACGGTAGCAACATGCTTCTCTCTAAAACCGGTAAGGCACTATCCACCAAATACGATGCTGCTTTAGATGAGCAGATGGAGATAGAAGAAAAGTACTACCGTGATCTGCCTGACGTTTACACGGTTGCTAAAAATCAGATGAAGTCTGTAAGTATGCAACGTGCTTTGATCCGTGAATACCTGTATGGGGAAGCTATACCCAAAGCTGTAAAGGCTAAGGAAGATGCCAGGGTAGAGGCTCTGAAAGCCTCAAGACCATCTACGGTTAAGAAGAAACCTACAGCAGCATCTGATGACGATGATGACGAAGACGAGGCACCAGCCCCGAAGAAAAAGGCAGCTAAGAAACCTGTGGAGGAAGATGAGGACGAAGATGATGAGCCGGCTCCGGTTAAGAAGAAAAGTAAAAAGCCTGTTGATGAGGATGACGAGGACGAAGCACCTCCATTTAAACCAGTCGGAAAAAAGAAAGCTGCAATACTTCTGGATGCTGATGATGACGATGATGACTATGAGGTACCTGCTACCAAAAAGGGTAAAAAGCAATTGGAGGAGGACGATGATGACGATGAGCCTATACCTGCAAAGAAAAAGGCTACACCACCAGCTCCGGCTAAGAAAGCAGCACCGAAGAAGAAAACAATAGTAGACGAAGATGATGACGAGGAGGAAGATATACAGCCGGTTAAAAAGAAGTCATCTGCGCCTGTAGCAGGTAAAGGAGCAAAGAAGACAATACTTGATGACCTGGATTTAGACGAGGATGATGACGAATAGTAAAAGCAACTAATACCAATGGCAAATTTTAATGACACATTAGAAATGCAAGGGGAGCTATCGAAAGATAGCTCCTCTATATTTTTTCCGCACTTCCGCATATACCAGCGATACCTTAAAAAGTTTGCTGGGCAGGAGCTGATGGTAAAAATTGAAATACTACGCCACAAAAGATCGGATAAACAAAACCGGTACATGTGGGCGGTTATTGTGCCTTATGTACAGCACTGGTTGCATGAAACAGAGGGGAAACGTTATAAGCGTGACCATGTGTATAGCTGGATACGTATTTCCCTGCTTGAAGAGGAGCCGGTAATAGTTACTATACAGGGCAAGGAGATGATAGAAATGACAGGTAAGCGGTTCTCACAGATGAGTACTAAGGAGTTTGGAGAGGCAGTTGATACCATACGTGAAAAGATGCTAGAGCGAGGGGTAGATATACCGGAACCAACTACAGATAAACGAAAACATAATTTTCCTCACGAGTTTTTAGAAGACGAATAACATGATACCAGTAGACTTCCCAGGCTGTAACAAGGTATTTACTAGGCCTGCTAATATGACAGATGAACAATGCGGTAGCTTATATTGCATGGTAGCGGTAACTGAGGATGGAATACCGCTAACCCGCCAAGCTTGGCAACCAAACAAAGAGGACATAGAGGCTATAAATGCTGGCAGGCCAATATTCATAGACTTGCTCACACACCATATACCCCCTGTTGCCGTATTTACTTTTGATGACAAAGGAGAGATAAACTAAAGTAGCTTTAATGGAACCTACAGTTATAGCCGTAATTGGCACTAGGTATTTAGGTGAATATGAGGTATTCAAGTCTCACATGTTTAAGCTACTTGCAAATTTCAGAGTAGGCAAGAAGTATAAAGAAGTAGAAGTAATATCCAGTAGCTTGCAACCATTAGACATATTCCCCATAATGTGGGCCAAGAGGCGTAGGATATACGGGGGCAATTCTGCTACCGTAAAAGAGTTGTTAGGTAAGGCAGATTACATAATAGCATTTTGGGATACTCGCTGTGAGGTAGTAGCTGATGTTGTTCTACAGGCTAGGTTAAAAGGAATAAAAGTTAAACTTATAAAGCATTAACATGACACACCCAATTTTATACTTTACGGATTTACACGTTAACCGTTATAATCAATTCTCAGAACACCATGACCGGCTAAAGGATTGTCTTAAAGTTATCAATGATGCTTTTAAATTCATTGATAAGGTTGGGGGCAAAACTATATTGTTTGGCGGGGATATGGGGGACTTACCTAAGTGGATATACATTGATGTAATTGATTCCATTATCAAATGTTTGTCCAATAACTTTCGGAAGTTTCCGCATATAACTATGGTGGCAATATCCGGCAACCACGATCACAATACAAAGAATCTAATTGATAAACCTGCCAAGACTTTGCTTAGTGTATTCGCTGTAGCATTTCCTGACAGGTTTATTTTAATTGATAACGAGCATTACTTTATTCCTGGGGCAATAACTTTTGGTATACCTTACTACGAGTACCCTGAGCATTACAGTAAGGCTTTAGAGGCTCAGGTAGAGCTGGCAACCGGTATGAGTGAGGAGTTTCCCGAAGTGTCCAAAATACTCCTCATACACCAGACACCGGAGGGTATCTACAATAAGCACATAAAAGCTGACACTAACCCCAATGACCCAAGGTATAAGCACTTTGATATTGTGTTAGATGGGCACATACACAAGAAGCAGATAATAAACCCAAGATTTATAATAGGTGGTAACCCTCTGCATAGAGACCTAGGGGATATAGGAGACGAAAAGGGTATGTGGGTTATGGATGCTTCAGAGCCGGTTAGAACACTGGATTTCATTAGTCGTAAAGGCAGATACCCAGAGTTTGTAGTAATGAAGCAGGAGGACATAACAGACGAGGTTAAACACACTACGTTTGCTGTGCCGGATATGACAGAGCAAAAAGTAACTTTACCTGGTAGTGCTGATGCTAATTTGTTTGCCTCCAACCTGTCTAAGGAAACCTTGATAACTAACTTTTGGAAGCAGATGGAGGGTAAGAATGAGAGGCTTTTGAAAACCGGATTATCCCTGATTTAAAGTAACTTTAAAAATAGTTTGGGAATTATTTTGTGGTCCCAATTTTAATTCTGAATTTTACAGTCTAACAAAATTTCTTTTTAACCAATTCAATCAAAATTTATGGCAGCGGCAGCAGCAAAAGCACGTACAGCAAAGATTATCTTTTTGTGGCCCGAACAGCTTAAAGTAGCTAAGGGGTTCAATGTAAGGTTTGAAATGGGGGACATAACAGCCCTTGCAAAATCAATCGTAAGTAACGGCATCAAAGAGCCAATTCGCGGGTACAATTCCGGTGAGAAGACTACAGACGGGCTACCTATTTACATCATCACTGATGGACACCGTAGGTTTACAGCGGCCCAGCGCATAGCTGATAAGATGGAAGAAGGTGACTTTATCCCATTCTTTGAAGAGCCAAAGGAATACACCAACGAAGACCGTGTAGTAGACATGCTCATTACCGGAGAGAATAAGAAACCACTGAACTTGCTGGAAGCAGCCAGGGCGGTTAAACGCCTGAAAGATGCAGGTTGGAAAAACAGTGAGATAGCCGCACGTATCGGTAAATCTCCTACCCACATTACCGACTGCCTCATACTGGTAGACAGGGCAAGCGAAGAAAATATAAAGTCTATTGAAGACGGCAGTATGACCGCTTCCAGCATATTGGAGATGCTGAAAATAAACTCCTCTGAAGTTGTGGAGCAGGTGGTAGCTAAGGGCAAGGAATCAGCAGCAGCTAAGGGTAAAACCAAGCTAAAGGTATCTGAGCTGGAAGAAGAAAGCGGGGAAGCACTTACAACCAAGGGTAAGAAAAAATCCACATCTGCAAAAGAAAATTCTGTAGCTCAGGCCGGTACAGAAAAGAAAGAAGAAAAAGTAGATGCTTCATTACAGCGTTTGTTGGACTTACGGGCAGTGCTGAAAGCTCAGGAAGCTGTAGACAAGGTACCAGGTTCTTTTGAACTGCTTAACGCACTTATCAAGATAGCCAAGGGCACTAAAATGCCTATTGACGTTCTGGATATGTTTATAGTGCAGGAGCCGGAAGTAGCAGACGAAGCCCCTGAAGAAGAGGAAGAGGCACCGGTAAAGCCAGCTAAAAAGGCTAAGGCGGAAGAAAAGAAAGTAAGTAAAAAGAAAACATCTGCGGCCCCTGTAGAAGAAGAGCCGGAGGTAGAAGACCTTGCAGAGGACTTGGAAGAAGAGGAAGAGGAGGACGAAGATTGGGTAGAATAGTGCAAGGGAGTTTAAACATAAGCAGGGGTACGACCGTAGTGATACGCTACCCCTGCTTTTTTAATGTACACAACATACGGTATGAAGCAAATAACCATAAGAAGTATTACCCTGGAAGGGTTTAGATCATATACCACCCCCGTTACGTTCCAATTCAATACCACAGGGCTACATCTGATAAAGGGGGACAATGGGGAGGGCAAGACTACTATATTTTCTGCCTTGTATTGGGTAATGTATAAGCAGAATCTTAATGATACCAATAACGATAAAGTAGCCACATGGAAACACATGAGAACCACCGAGTTTAAGGGGACTCGTGTGATTGTGTATTTTGGTGTAGGGCGATACAAGTATATGGTAGCAAGACACCTGCATTATAAGGGCAAGACAGCAGGTGTAGTGGGCGAGAACCACCTAATGATATTCCGCAAGGAGAAAGTAGACAAGGAGAAGTTTAATTCCAGCCACCAGATTAATGACGAGTTGTATAAAGCCGACCAACAAGCTTACCTGATTAAGATATTGGGTATAGATGCCAAGACGTTTGTTAACTCGGTTATATTCGGGCAGCGTATGGCAAGGCTAATGAGCAGCAAGGATGCAGACAAGCGCAACTTATTTGAATCCCTATTTGATGTTGATTTTATTGACGAGCTGAAGAAGAACGCTAATAGCAAACACTCTGAATTGTCTACCAAGATTTTAAGGTACACCAATGAAAAAGAGGTATTGGATAGTAAAGTTACTTTACTTACTAGGCAGTTAGCTACAGCCAATAATGTACATGCCGAATTTAAAGAACAGCGATCAGCCAGGTTAAAAGCATTTAAAGAGCAGGCAGCACATAAGCTGGAAGAGTTGGCAAGTACTCAGCAGCTTGTAGAGGTAGCTAAGAAGAAAGCAGCCAAGGCGGATAAGACAAACGTACTGGAAGTATTGATACAGGATGCCGATACCAAACGTGAGGCCAATGCTGCGGCTAAACAACGGCTGAGTAATGTTAAGCAGGATATAGCTGATTACGAGAGGCAATATACAGCCTCAGAGGTTAGGCTAAATAATTGGGCAACTACCTTACAGCAGGTCAAAGATACCTGCCCTACTTGTGGTGGCCCCCTGTCTGTGGAAACAGTAGCGAAGTCTAGGAAAGTTATTCTTGACAACATTCAGCAGGAGAAAGATATTAAGAAGAGTATTGCCAGTAAGATAACCAAGTACCAGCAGTCTCAGGAAAACTTGCAGCTAGAGGTAAATTCGTCTTTAAAGGAGTTTACGGCTGCGATGGATGCCTACAATGAAGCCAAGCAACATGTAACTATAAACAACAGTAACACGGAGCTGTTAGCACTGGAACAAAAGGCAAGATTACTCCAACAGTCTATAGACAATATAAAGGCTAACTTTGAAGCTGAGAGAGCAAGGAAACCCCCTGAGATGGATATAGCTGCTATGGAGGTAGAGTTAGCCGAGTGTAATGAGAGCTTACCCGATTATGAGGCAGCTATATCCAAAGGCAATAAACTGCTTGCTCGTTATACCTGGTGGATTAAAAATGCGTTTGGGTCTGACGGCTTAAAGGCATACATATTCTCAGCTATGCTTAACCGGCTTAACGAATGTCTTTCAGTATACACCGCTTACTTTGGCTACACGGTTGCTTTCGGTATTGATCTGACTAAAGCAACTAAACCATTTTACGGTAAAGTAATGCTTGATGGTGTTAATGATGTAGACTATCAGGAGCTATCCGGTGGGCAAAAACAGAAGATAGATGTATGTATAGCTTTCGCAATGCACGACATGGTAGCTACTAAATCCATTTTTAACATTCTGCTATTGGATGAGGTAACAGAGGGCTTAGACATAGAGGCCCAAGAGATGGTAGATACACTGATAAGGATCAAAGCAGAAACCAAGGCTGTGTATATTATTTCCCACAGCCCTATGATGGATTACAGTGGGGTAGTGGAGTACACGGTACAAGGGGGTAACAAAACAAAATCTACTATAGCTTAATGAAACTTAGAGGCGTATTACCCATAGCACACATTTTATCCTACTTAAAATAAAGTAACTTTACAAAACAAATAAAAACAACAGCAATGGCAAAGAGTAACATAGTAAACGAGGACGGAACACCAATAGCCTTGTTACCGTCAAAATCAGACAGTCCGTATCCGGTAAAGAAACGTAAGGATACAACACCAGTAAAGAAGCAGCCGGATTACAGAAAGCGTAGTAAACACAGTAGCACTTTGTCTTTATGAGCGATATATACGATGAGGTGTTTGGAGAGACCCGTAAGCGTAATACAATAAACTCCAAACAAAAAGGGAACACAAATGAAAGAGCCTGTGCCAAAGCCTTAAAACTTTGGACAGGCGTTCCGTTTGTACGGGTACCGGCTTCTGGGGGGCTACGTTGGCAGAATGCTACCAATACTGCTGCTGACCTTATATGTGATAGTGTTGACTTCTATTTTCCACTTACTGTAGAGACAAAGGCACTGGCAGAAATAGCTACCCCAAGAGTACTACCGGCACGATCCAGGCTATTCACTATATGGGAGCAAGTACACGCAGATGCTGTGAGGTCTGATAAGATACCCCTAGCTATGCTACGTTCCAATGGTATGCCTGCTGGGGAATACCACTTTATACTAGCTGCCGGTATGGGGGGATCAATGCTGGCTTTAAAAGTGCCAATACTATTTTCAGGTAGCAACGGTAAGTACAGCATAATAGGCTTTAAGTTTACAGATGTTGTTAAGTGTATGCCTTATGCTACCTTTGCTAAAATGTTGAAGAGACGTAATTTTAAACACTAATCTTATGATACCAATAAACAGAGTTGATTTCTTTCTTAATCTGACTACCAACGGGCTTAAAGCCACTAAGTTTGATGGTTATGATGCTATACTGAATGAGTGGGAGGATATGAAGCTTACCGATCTACGCTGGTTGGCTTACATCTTTGCTACTGTGTACCACGAGACAGACAAGACCATGATGCCTATAGAGGAGCATGGTAAAGGGGCCGGTAAGAAGTATGGCAAGCGCATTAAGTTCAATGGTAAGCCTTATACAGGGGAGCATTTGTACTACGGCAGGGGGCACACTCAAAACACCTGGTATGAGATATACGAGATGCTTACATCAAGGGCTAAAGCAGCCGGTAAGAATTGGGACTTTATAAACCACCCTGAGTTACTGCTAACTATGGAACCTTCAATATGGGCTACGTTCTTGGCAATGACTAAAGGGCTATACACTGGTGTAGGGTTAAGCCGGTATTTCAATGCTGATAAGGAAGATTGGGTAAATGCTCGTAAGATTATAAACGGGCTGGATAAAGCGGAGCATATAGCAGAGCTTGCTAAGGAATTCTACCTATGTCTGACTGTAGCCCCTAAAGAGAAACCCACCACTGCTAATAACCCAACAGCATAAAGTAACTTTAAAACATAATTATCATGTCACATAATGAGAGGGTACCATACGCACCGGCTACGAATGGGCCTAAACCCAGCTTAAATGTAATACCATCCAGAAGCACTACAAAGTACCTTATGTGGTTAGCTATGTGCGTATGGTCGGCTATACTAACAGGCTTTATAGTACACCTGTCTACACGCCCTGGGGTACCAGCATCTGTTACAGATTGGAAAGCTTCTGTAGACAGCCTGAAGAAGCACGATAAGGTAGCTATAGCCAAGATAGCAGAGCTGATAGCCATAAGGCAGAAAGACAGCCTTAAACTACAGCAAATAGAGGTAGCATTAAATAATCTTCCAAACAAGTTAAAACAAATACAAACCAAGTATGAAAAAGAGACTATTCGTGTTGCTGCCTTGTCTGTTGATGACAAGCTTAGTTTATTCGCAAAACGGCTATCCGAAAAAGATAGTACTGGAAAATAAGGATACGGTAATAGCTATTACCACTACGCAGATGGGTAATATATTGACCCAGCAGATCGCGTGTGATAAGGTAGTAGAGCAGTTAGCTGCCAGTACAGCCCTGTTAGACAGCGTAGGTAGTAGCTTTATGCTGCATAGGGTTATTGTTGGGAACTACGAGGATCAGATAGACCTTATGCACCTACAGATAGCCGAGAGGGATTTGACCATAACAAAGGCAGACATACATATTACACAGGATGCCAGGTACATAAAAAAGCTGAAACGTGAGCGTACTTTAATAGGAGCAGCCGGATTAGCGGTAGCTACTTTTCTATCATACTTACTTATAGCACGATAGAAATTTTCAATGTTGTCAGAATTTTACTACCTTTGTTTCAAATTATGGTTATGGAATTGGCTGAAGACAAAGTTTTTAAAATACCTATATACTCAATTAGTGACTTCGCTAAGAAGTTTGCCAATGGTGTACAGACCCAATCTGTGCATTATGCTATGGATAACGGTATCATTGACTTTATCAAGATAGGTACACGTAAGTATGTGGTAATGACAGCTAAGACCAAAGAGTACAAACCTAACAATAGCCCCCGCAGACAAACAGCATAAACCGGTATATTGATTTTCATACACGCACCCTGCCTAATCAGCAGGGTATTTTTTATTTTTAAAATACTGTTGTTTATCAGAATTTTTTATTTAGCTTTGTGATTCAAAACACAGCAATATGAACAGCACACAGTTAGATAAAGGCAATAAGATACAGAGCCATATCCAGTTTATTACATACACTATAAAAAGCCTAGAGGCAGAAATAAGAGCGGGGGAAGGGGCAGTAACACTTACTGTAAGCTGTATTGTCCAGTTAAATAACTCTACGCTATCCGCAGCGGGACTACCTTCAGGTAGGCAAATTGTAGACGCTTATATAAACCAGTTGCAGATAGAACTGGGGGAATTAGAAAAGCAATTTGAAGCATTGTAGGCTATGCGGTGGAGACAAACTAAAGTTACTTTATTCACTGGGGTAGAAACACCTGTAAAGGTGGATACTCTGTTAGAGGTAGCTATAGATTGTAAAGACATAAGTGACCAGGTACTACGCTCTGATTCCGTTAAAGAATTGAAAGCCGGTACTATGGTAACTGTTGAATCCATTACCGATGCCTGCTTAAAGGACAAAACAATACGATGCTACCCAATAGGCAGCAGAATACTACACTACATCAAACCTGAATTTCTAACCATACCAAGTTAATGCAATGTCGCGCGGGGATAAAAAGAGAGAAATATGAAAACGATAAGAGAATTTGTAAAAGAGAATACTAACGACCGTGATGAGCCTGTGAGTAAATTCATGGTTGAGCAATTGTTGTCTATCTACGGCAAAATGGTAGTTATGGAGTGCGTAGATGCGGCAAGATTAGACCCTAATGACGACGGGTGCGGTGATGATTGTAGTTGCTGCGTAGATACCGATTCGATAATGAACGTATCAAACCTAATTAAATAACGCAGTATGTTACATAAGAAACAAGCCGTACAATACGTGAATCAGCTAACCATGATCTCTATTGTGGCATTAAACATAAATAAAGCCAAGTTGGAGTATAAGAAGTACTGTGGCTACGCTCGTAACTGTTACGATGAGCACCCTAACCCATACGCTACAGATGTTAATTACTGGTCTTTGAAGCTAAGGCTGCTTAAAATAGCCTACAAGATGTTGCAGCGTGGGGCTACTCATTTAAGCTTAAACCAGTTCGATAATTTCATTGTGGTACCATCTAAAAATGCCATGATATTACACGATGGTAAATTACGTGATACTGACACCATCATACTAGCTGTAGAAAAACATTTGAAACATAAACAAGCTGCTAAAAATGCGTGAGTTATTCCCATTACCTCCAATACGAGAGCAGGTAGAACGCCTTAAACGTCCGGCAGGTGTACCCAATGTGGCAAGCTTTAATGCAAAGCAGCATGAGGTAATGGCAGGGCTACTTGCATGGTACAATAAACCTGGTGGGGGTATTGCCCTGTTAGAGGGCATGGCAGGTACTGGTAAGACACATATCAGCTCTAGGTTTGTGGAGCAGATACTACACATGAACTGGAATCATAAGATAGCCTATACCGCTACTACCAATAAGGCAGTTAAGGTATCCTACACTATGGCAGAGTTTTACCACACCAACCTTGTATACTCTACTTTACATTCATTGCTTGCTCTGAAAGAATCCATACGCTATGATGGTAGCATAGACTTCATACCGGACAAATGGGTACAGCCTGGTATAGTGGATTGTGCGTTAGTTATTGTAGAAGAATCCAGTATGTTACAGGATAAGCTATTTGGCTACCTGCAACCGTATATTGTAATGGGGTGTAAGGTACTGTTTGTGGGTGATGGGTGTCAGGCATTACCTGTTAAGAGCAATACACGAGCTATACCGTTTAACACCATCAAGCAGAGGCAGTATAACATAGAAGTGTTTACCCTGACAGAGATAGTCCGGCAAGCAGCCGGTAATCCCATTATCCAATTTACTACAGCTATCCGTAATGATCTGAATAGGTCTAGGTCTTTCAAGTCACTTTACAAGGAGGATATGGTTAATGAGGGGCATGGTGTTTACTTCATACGCAGGAACCGGCAAGAGGAGCGAGAGTACTTTGATGCTTTGCTCAGGCATGTATTTACCAGCCCTAACTTTGTAGAATCTGCTGATTTTGCCAAGGTGCTGGGGTATACCAATAATACTGTAAACTTTATCAATGCTGCGGTGCGTAGAATGATTTACGGTAAGCGTAAGCTACGCAGGGTAGAGCTGGGGGAGAAGCTTATAGCAGCAGAGCCTGTATTTGACTATGAGGGCAGGGTAATGATCTCCAATAGTGAGGAGCTACAGGTAGTAGAGTTTGAAAAGAAGTATCAAAATATAAACGGGGGCCAGCACACGCTAACTTACTATGATACATTAGTTACATACTTTGACATGGTAGGTAAGCCCGTAGAGCAGCATATAAACATACTCAGTGACCTTGGGCAGATAGAAGCAGATAAGATACTACAACAAATGGCAGCAGTAGCTAAGATGCACACCCCAGGTTCTATACCTGCTACAAATGCTTGGAAAGAGTTTTACGCTTTCAAACGCAAGTTTGCCAGTATTAACTACTCCTACGCTATGACTTCTCACAAAGCACAGGGAAGCACTTACGATAACGCTATAGTGATGGAGTGTGATATATCCACCATACGCATGCCTAAAGAACGAAACCAATTATTTTACACCGCAGCCAGCCGACCAAGGCACAGACTGTTTATACTTTAAAACTTATGGGGTTAAGTACAACAACGCAAATTTTTATACTAGCCTGCGTACTAGCAGTAGTAGTTAAAGTCCTAGAAAATTATTTTGACAACACATATGTAGATGAGGAGGTAGAGCGTTATACCAAGTTTACTGGCTGTAATGATGACGTAGAGTTATACACTGTGATCCGGTACAAGCGCACCTACAAGAACGGCACCATTACTTACATTTCTAAACGTGATTAAAGCTACTTTAACATGAGCAGAGTTAGAAACACCCCAGATAAGGTAATGAAACCATCTGACTACTCTTACGACTATGATCGCACTGCTTACATGCGTAAGTATTACAAGAAGCGTAGGGAAGAGTTAGCCAAGAGAGCAAAGGCCAGGTATCGTGCAATAGTGACCGCTAAATACAGCACACAATGAAATTAGCCCCACAGGAAAAGAAAGCTTTAAATATTATGCGGGACGGCAACAAGGCTATAATTATTAGCCGATTTAGCTGTAACGTATTAATAGCTGGTACAGACACAGAGTTTCCGGCAAATGTGCTAGAGGGCTTGATAGATAAAGACCTAGCCAGCTACTCCCATATGACGGACATACATAACTGCTACCGGCTTACATAACTTGGTAAAACAGTAAAACTATAAGCATGATGATTATAAACAACGCTTTTGAGTTTGGGGAAATAGTGTATCTGAAGACCGATAAAGACCAGTACCCACGTATAGTTACCGGCTTTACAGTTAATCCAAATGGCATACTGTATAGGTTAGGGGTAATGCACATTGAGAGTACCCATTACGAGCTAGAGATAACCAAAGAAAAACAATACTACGTATGAGTAACGTACAGTTTACAGATAACTCCCTTATGCCTTTGGGCAAGTATAAAGGTAAGAAGCTAATAGAGGTTCCGGCATCTGTTTTCATATACCTGTGGGAACAGTCTTGGTTTGATCGTACCGGCCCACTGGGTAAGTACATAGAGTACAATATGGAAGTACTGAGGAAGCAAGCTAAAGAGCAACAAAACCTACGCAGATGAATACAGAACCATACACCCAAGAAGAGCAGGCTATCATGGCCCTGCTGATGAAAGCACACACGCTATTCGTACAATTACCACAGCAGAACAAAGTAGCGGTAGGGGATTGGGATTTAGCCTACCGTAATATGCAGCGTATACTAAACATGCGTGTACTACGTAGGGATTACCCAGGATACGAAATAACTATAGGGGAATAGAAAAATACTGTTGTAGTGAAGAATTTTTATTCTACCTTTGACTTATAAAACATACAGCAATGACTACAGAAGCACTTGAACAGGCTAAAAAATTAGTTGAACAGGCTAAAAAATTAGAGGCGGCTATAGCTAATTACACTAGGCACCTGGAAGAGGTATCAGGAGACACTACGGAGGCCATAGCTATAGAGGCTAGTTCAGGGGGTGCTAACCCTGCATCTATATCATTTGTAGTGGCTAATGAAGAGAGCACAGACCTGCATTTAGATTTATTTGCAGAGTTCAACATACCTACTCCTAAGATGGTAATTGACCAATATATAGCGGCTGTGCAATCTAAGATTACACAACTTAAACAGGATTTTGAAGCCCTTTAAAGTTACTTTATGTCAGACCAAGAATTACTACACTACCTTAAAGCCGACACGGATAAACCAATTAAGCATAGTTGGAAGTGTATAGGGTTAAACTCAAATGGTATCAAAGTGTATGAGTGTAGAAACTGTAACCTCAAAAAGGGTAATATGCAGGTACCACCCACTATGCGATTATTTACACGGTACATTAAACCAGACGGTACTACACAAGTTAGAGCCGGAAAATGTGAATCAAGTTTAAAACCAGATATAAATATGGAAAATCAACCAGTGCGTAAAGCACAAACGACAATCGGATGTATACCAATGCACGACAGGGTGTACATCAAAGAGGCAGAACATGAAACCCAAACCAAGGGGGGTATAATATTGCCGGACAACTTGGACAGAGAGCCTAAGACCTGGGGTACAATCGTAGCAATGGGGCCAGGGTACTCTGATAAACCCATGATAATAGAGCTAGGTGATGTAGTGCGCTACAGTAAACACGCTGGTACTGAAGATGAGATAGACGGTGTTAAGTACAAGGTAATCCGTGAATCTGACATATTCAGCATTAAGGTACCGGTACCAACCGCTGCCGAGACTACAAAATTTCCCGTAGTTGACACTACGCCTGTAAGAGGTAAGGTAGACATTGGGGAGTTAGAGGATAAGGAATACGAAGAAACCCCACAACAGTATCAGGCACGTTTAGCCGCTAAAGCAACTGCTAAAAAATAATCGCAATGGAAACACTACCAATCATAATTATAGTAGCACTTATCGCCTGTTTATTAGGGGTAGGTGCTACTGTAGTGTTTATACACTACACAAGTAAAATGGCTAAGTTGCAGGGGCTTACGAATGAGTTAACTGATAACCTAGGCAAAGTGCATCTACGGCTAACTGGCGTGGAAAAAGGTTTATACAACACCTCTAAAGCATTAGCTACAGACACAGACAATAAGATAACTGCTGTAGACACCAAGATTAACGAGCTAGCTACCACCACTGTAGAAGCCCTTAACGCCATTCAGCAAACCTTAGAAACTAAAAACAATGGCTAAGAAACCTGAGTTGAAAGTATGGGTAACCACCAATATTGCTAATACTACAGGTATTATAGTAGCTGCCTACAGTAAGTATAGTGCTGTGCAAATTATACACTTTGGTACAGGTAAGAAAATTACAAAGAAAGAATTTGAATCCTTTTATAACTTTGTATCCCCTGACAATTTAACGAGAGTTAAGGTTACTGAAAATATACTTTTAGATCGTCCGGCTATATACCTATACTCCCTAGGTAAGGTATGTTGTACTTGGTTAGGCACAAAAGAAGACTAATGGTTAGATGTATATATTGTTCAAGGCCGATACAGAAAGCTCGTGATGGCTATTTTCATTGCGTTGATAAGGTAAGCTGTGATCGGGTAGCAGCTACTAAGTCCCTGCCCCCTAAGAAGGTAGTCATATTCTTTGATGCTGCTTGTCAGGGGGCTAACAAGGCTGAGGGGCAGCAGATGGGTATAGGGGTACACACTACCATAGATGGGGTAGATGCCCCTGAATATTCCGGCATAAAGGCTATAGGACATGGTACCGTAAACGATGGAGAGTGGACAGCTTGCACACATGCTTTTGATATTGCCCGTAGGGTGTACAGCGACAACAGCGGCAGGGTATTTATAACTATATTCAGCGACTCCCAAGTAGTTGTTAAAGGCTTTACTGGGATCAATAAAACAGGGGCCAAGTTCTTGCAGTACGAGAAATTTTGTAAAAGCATAGCACGTAAGCTGGGGGCTAAGTTTACGGGCTTATACTGGATAAGTCGTGATAGGAATACCAAAGCTGACATATTAAGTAAGGAAGCATTAAAACTGATAAAATGATAACCGTAGCAATCATACTATACCTCATATACGGAGTACTCCCATTGTTAACAAACAAAACCAATAAATAATGTTCAAGATAGACACATGCGATTTAGATGCGCTAAAGCAAGATACTCCGGTTATGACAATAGGAGATCATATAAAAGGTACTATGTTTACTGCTATAGACATACAGGAGCATAACCTACAACGGTTAATGGCTGGGGTATCCATGTTTGTATTCAAGAAAGCTAAGGGGGAATTGCGCAAAGCAATAGGAACACTTAACCCAGCTTTTATACCCAAGGAGCGTAGCACAGAGCCTGCAAAGAAGCAGCATAAGCCAGCTCCAAATACGCAGACTTTCTTTGATCTACAGGCTAATGAGTTCCGTAGCTACAACATGGATAACATCATTGCAATAATAGAATTTTAAAGTACGTGGTAAGGGGTAGTGAGTAAAGGCTACATAGACCGTTCAAATCGGCTGCCTCTTCGGAACTAAATAAAATTACCTATGGCACTTAACGCACATGCTCCTGAAAACAGAATAATACAGCAGATAGTAGATGACTACTATGCTCGTGACCCTAGGGCTATTAATGGTATCATACAACCTAGCTACGGGCCTATGCCTAAGTATGTTATAGATACCTTAGAAGAAATGGGGTTTATTGTAGATTACGAGGCTTTTAGTTCCGGCATTTACCAGTATCACGTAGTAACCCCAGAGGATGCTGAAATATACAGACAATCACACCTAAAGTAACTTTAAAAACCAATATACAGTTATGAAACAATACACAGTAATACTAGTGTTACCCGCATCCACTACTAAAGAAATAGCGTTAGCGGCATTAAAAGAATTACAAGCCTGTCCTTTAATAAAGGCTTGTCAAATATCCTGCGAAGGGTTAGAAGTTACTCCCACACCTGGGGTTACGTATGATTTTGTAATTAACGAAACAGCCAGTGGTACAGGTATAGACTTACCGGTAATACCCATTGAAATTATAAAATACATGCGCCCCGAAGTAACATCAGCAGCTATAGAGAATATTATAGCCGCATATAAGAAAATAGGCAATGCAGAGGGGGCTATAGAGGTAGAAAAGGATTTTGCTGCGGCTGTAAATGAGTACCTAAATACGCAAGCAGAAGGTAACACTAAAGAAATGTTTGAGGGGCTTAAACAGGGTGTTAACCGTACTCCACAGGTAGGGGTTAACTTTTTCTCTTCTGTGTCTGAGGGTATTGGAGTAACACAAGGTAAAGAACAATTGAATGATGTAAAGCTACACCCTGTAGTACTACAGAAAACGGATACCTGTTGGACTTATGCTTTAAAGCGTATAGGCTGTGTACCTGTTATACAGAACTCTAAAAATGTACTACCACATATTCATCTAGTACATAGGAGTAAGCAATATGGTAATGTTATAAAACCTAAAGACTTACTGCCAATTGACCACGAATTAATAGAGCAGCATTTTATTTTATGCAACATGCTACCAGATGGAATACCTGAAATTGCTACCATCTACGCAGTACTACAGCCAGGGGATTTAATAATGCTTTCCGGCAACGAGATACGATACATTCTACCCGACCGTATAAACGAAAACGGAGAGCTTGAATACACTTCCCAGATCATACGTAGGCACGTAGTTGTATACGAGGGTAACGGCATGGTATCACATGCTGTATTGGATCACTTAGATGCTATGTTTAAGTCCGTTACTGCCATGTGCATTAAGATAGAATCATTAGAGGCAGTACTACAAGGCTCTGCCGGAAGAAAGGCATATTTACTACGTCTGAAGTAGTACAACTAGTTTAAGGTTTGAAATATGGGCTGCTTGTTTCTACAGGCGGCTTTTTTTATTGCCTATACCCCAATAGATAAATACTATAATAAAATACTGTTGTTTATCAGAATTTTAATTTTACCTTTGGTTTTTAAACAACTATAAAATATGGCAAACGAAGACTACCAACAACCAGCTTTCCCTACATACGAGCATGATAATAATATTGATGGTACACCTTATTTAAGGTTAGCTAGCGAGGGTATGTTACTACTTGACCACCTAGCGGCAATAGCGTTACCACAAATGATAATAAAGTTTTGGCCCCATAAAGAAAATGCCGCTCACCATGCTTATGAGTATGCCAGGGAAATGATGGAAGCACGTAAAAAATACATAGAGCAATGAGAGTAAACCACATAACCATACACGAGAGACCTAGCAATAGTAACCAGGTAACCATACACATCTGCGAAAACGCATTTGAAGCTATTGGCAAACCTACTCACATAGTATTCAGTGAGACAAACCTACGCCTAAAGGTTCCTAGCATTATATCCAACGGTGAAAAAAGGTTGGCTACAGGTATGTATAAGCCACAGATAACCCCAATAATACACCATACTCCCATAGCTTCATTAGTAGGTAAGTGGGAGTATGAGGTAGACGATCTAAGCATTTATTTAACTAATAAAATATCGTAAGCATGAATCAGAGAATAGATGTGCAAACTTTGGAAGCATCGTTAGTAACCGTAGCAGAGCCTATACCAGCAGACGAGCAGTTATGTACTCCTGAACTGTATAAGCGTAAACATGCGGAGCTGAAGAAGATGCTAAATAGGTATGAGCTAACCACCAATAAGACGGTTAAAGCTGCTTTAGATACCAGGTTAAAAGAAAAGACAGCAGAGCTAACCCGTATGCGTAAATATTTGCAACGGGTATTAGGTACTAACTTTTTAAACAAATAGTTATGCGGACAAAAACACTAAGCAACTCTGCCCCAACAGTAGGGGTAGTTATGGATTTACGGGACAATTTTACCCCTACTTTTGAAACCCTTATTGAAAGCTTCAAAAGAGGGCAGGCAGCATACCATAAGTTTAAGGTAGATGCTAGGGTAGCAGCTATACAGGAAACGTCCTACATGACACCTGGGGGCACTATATACGGCATACCTTGGACAGGTAAGATACTATGCCACCCTGACGATGTATACAGGGTTATATTTATGGCTGGTGTAGACGATATATCCATAGACGTAGCTGGGGCATACGCAAAGAACAGGCTTCACAAATTCATAGACAAACTAAAGTAACTTTAATAACCAACATAAAAACAAATACAACAGTATGGAAAAGAAAACAGCACAATTCCCTTACTTATTGGGAACAAATTTCATTGTCATGATTACCTGTTTATCAGACAGGGAGAAGGTAAATAAGCTTATGGATACATACCAGCTTAGTTTTTTGGCTACCGCAAATCATAATGATCTTATGGAATTATCTGAAGACGGCACGTATAGGCTATATTGTCATAATACTGGAGTAGTGACAACAGAGCCTAAAAATACTGCGTACCCTAATGTACTAAATGTGCGCGATTTTTGCGAACTAAAAGGTATTGCAGCAAGACCCACAGCACCTAAAAAATCAGTTGCAACACGTACACTACCAGGCGCATTACTCATTGCCCAGGAGAGAGCAGAGCAGATTTTCAAACATGGCTACGATTTACAGCATGACTACAAACACTACTCTATAGAGGTGTTTAAAGCTGTGGTTATATCCATACTGGAAATGAACTATACCAAGTGGCCCAAGGATTCAATACCATTGGCTGTAGGTCAGAAGATAATACAAGGCACCATGCTTAACCGACTGATTAAAGCCGGAGCATTTATAGCCGCTGCCATTGACTACATACACTACAAAGAGGCTACTAAGAACATGCCTATACGCTTTGAGCAGGATGAATCAGACTACCTTGCCCCTATTATGGATGCTATGGCCTCTTTCATGCCAGACAACATAGATGCTACCAAGGATACCTACAACCTGCTACCCATCATGCATGAATCTCCTGAGCCTGATACTACCATTAAAGGCGTTATACAGCGTATGGAGTGGCTTATTAACCAAACCCCTACCGGCAGCACCCGTAATACCTTGTGTGATGCTAATATTTACCTGCGACAGCTTAAACATAAAACAGAGGCTATTGCTGCTAACGACTATAAAACAGTAGACATAGGCATAAATCCTGATGCCCTGCGTAAAGCTGAAAACATACAGGATAACATCTATATGAGTATGGGGGCATCTAAGGAGGGTGATACCGTATTTAACCAAGAAGTTATAGAGACTAAAATACGGGAGTGGCATAACTCCAATGATACAAGACCATTGCATGAATACTTAGGTATGTCTGCAAAAGAATACGGCAGTTACTTGGCATCACGCAAGGGTACGGCTGGGGCCTTGCTTAAATTACTAGATGATGGTGAAGAGCTGATAAGTGACCTAACCGGTAAAAAACCACCATTAGGGTTACGCCCACAATGGTTGGTAGTATCAGAACGTATAAAGGAGATAACTGAAGCTATGGTACGCTACGGCAAAGATGCAAAGGCGGTGCCTGGTGAATGGATTGTAGAGCTGCGTAGTCTACTTGATTGGCAGAGTAATAACAACCATAAGCTTGATCCTGATGGTCTTATGTGGGCAAAGGAGCTAGGGGGTTATACCAATCCTAAAACACGGGCATTTGCTGAAGAGTTCCCTAAAACTAGTCCTATACAAGAAGCCGACTTACATCTTACTGTAGGCCTGCAAAGCAAGGTAAAAACACTCAGGGAAGTGATACAAGGCCAAGATGAGAAAATAAGTACTCTCACGGAAGAGCTTGAAAAGTATAAAGCACTGGGTGACAGTAAAAACCCATATTATCTACCGGATAGCGTTTATGATTCTATGAAAGCGGCATATCAAAAATACAGAGAATCTGATGATGACGATGATGAGGATACTTTTCAGGTTTTTGTAGAGAACCGTTTTAAGCCGTATGAAGATGAGTTGTGGGCTAACGACAGACTTTTTATCAGTCGGGCATACAATGTGTACCTAGAAAAGTGTACTGAGCATGGGGTAGCGGCTGAGACCTTTAAAGGCTGGGTGCGTAACAGTCTATCTGCAATATCTTTAATGCCTTGGATACGTAAAACACACGCTGACTATGTACGCTCACACAAAGGCGGTACAGATACTGAAGAGGGTATAATATCTTTGAGTCTAGATAAATGGCTGGAAGATAAGTTAACCCCAGCTCCGGCAGTTAAAGACCCATCAAGCTTACCTTTACAAGTAAGGCAAAAACTACGTGATTCTTACGATACTTTCAAAGGAAAGTATCCTACTGCACAATACACATACATAAGTTACATAAGTATGCTATTTGATAAGGTAGATAAAATACCACACTTCATAAATGTGGCCCAGAGAATATATATCAGCGACAAGTACGATGAGTATGTAGCAGAATGTGGTAAAAGGCAACTTAAAGTGGAGTCATTTGACGAGTGGATAATTACTAACATACCTCGTAAGATTACCCGTGATCCACTTATGACAAAGCCAACAGTAAAAGCCGAGCTAACACCAGAAGAAATAGAAATGGTGCAGGTAATAAACGCTGTAGTACGGGATGAATACGATTTAACAGAGGGTAGTTTTGGTAGCTTACGTAACTTTATATCCGAGAGAATGTTAAAATAGCATACCTTTACACCACTGTATGTTGTATTTGTTTTCTTCCAACCCCCCGTAGTTCATACCTGCGGGGGTTTTTATTTTGATAAACAGCAGAATTTTATTTGGTTATTTGAATTAGTTAATTACTTTTGTATCCAATCAAATAAACGGTACGATTATGAAACACAGCAGAATTATTACCCTAGCAGCAGTGCTGTTCTTGGGTATCTGCCTGTTCTCATCGCCTCCTGTGAGGGCTGAGGACGTAGGCAAAAACGAGCAAACGGTAAAGGCTACTACCCAGCCGCTCCTGACTTACGATTACGTAATACTGGAAGCAGGGTACACACCTACAGAGCTTGCGCAGATCAGAACAAAAGTAAACACCGGCACACTCAACCAGGCTGTATGCCTGAAGCCGCAAACAACCAGTACGGCAGTTGGTCGTACCATTTGTAGACGGTTGTTAAACGGTGTTATTTATTTGACCTGTTATAAGTTTATATCCGACAGCATCACCGGTTTGCACATTGATCCTGGTCTGTGTTAATCACCCGCTATAATTTATCAAGTTTCTACATTAGCCCCTGTGTCCTAAGCGCAGGGGCTAACTGTTTATAGGGGTATCAGCATTATCTATATTACCGTATACGCAGCCTACATATCTTTGTGCCAACAAAAACAAATAACAATGAATGAAGATTGGGTTTATGAGTTTAGGGGTATTTTCACTAACCCTATAGTAGCTAGTGTAACGGGTTTTATTATAAAGTCAGATGTAATAGGCTTAAAGGCTACTGAAATTCGTCAAGGGCAAAAAACAGTATTACTACCAATGGTAATAGAAGGGGTAGAGAAAAAACTACGTGAGGTCTATGGTATAGACACTGTTAAAATACTAACTATACAAACTTGGCGTTCTGAAGACAAAGGCAAAACATTTTATCCGATAATACCTTAGAGCATAACTATGACAAGAATATTAGAAGTAGCCGGAACTGCGATTAACCCAATAAGTATATACAGCATTAGCCCTATACGGGATATGCGGCATGGTATGGGGTTTGAGTTTGTGGTAACCCTTACAAATAACGAAAAAATAACCTGTAGTGAGACTGTGGCAGACGATGTAAGTCGTAAGGGCCGATACTCCACAAACCCAGCGGATAAGCAGATAATTTCAGAAGCTTTAGAATACGTTAAAAGCTCCATACACAATAACAGAGAGTTTATTAAAACCTGCTGGCAATCAGCATTAAACGAGCAAAAACATGGCAACAGTTAAAGTAACCGCAGCAGTAGCTGCATACGCAAGAGAACAGGGGTTATTAGCTGCTGAAGAGGCTGCAATGTCTGATAAAGACTTAGCCCAGCATCTTAACAAGATAGAACAGGCAGAAACGCTGGCCCTATTGGTTAAGTGCTACATATACAATGCCATTGACCAGGCAAGGGAACGCAAGGATAAGTTACTACAGCCTACCATTAACTTTACTCAGTGGGTTAACGATAATGTGGTTATTCTCAATGATACCCTTTTTCTACACAAGGGAGAAACCTACACTAACAGAGTTATGTATGAGGTATATTTAAAAGCTGTAGATACTTCATTTACCCCCGCCCCTTCCCCTTACAGTCAGCTATTAAACAGTTAAAAAAATAATCATACAGCCATGCAGCAAAATCAAAATCTCACGTACACTAAAGTAACTTTTGAGGACAAAGGACAGGACTTTTTAACCTTCCTTATTGAGTTCTACCCAGACTACCAATATGGTACAGTTGTAGCAGTTGATCCCGCTTTCCAATACAGTGTATGGGTAGGGCAAATTGTGCTGTCCGGCAAGCCTGCTAAGGGCAAATACCTTGCTGTAAGTAAGTCTCCTAAAGATGCTGTAACCACCATTAAGTATAAAATGGAAAAGGTGGAGCATGGTATAGAATTGGAACTATACCATCTAACCAGGTACGACCCGCAAGAGTACGGATATATAGAAGCTGCGATAGTAGCTGCTACGGATCAAGAGGATGCCTTAGTAGTACTACGTAGTGATAATAATAGCCGGTTTGCGGAGTTAGCAGATAGCCCAGAAACGGTTATTCATCATGTGGGTACTGCCAATAACAAACAACGAAGAGGGGTAATTACTTCCAGTACTTGTGCGGAATAGTTAAATCTTATACCCCTATCAACAATACTAATACCTAATAATTTAAAGTTACTTTACTTTTGACTTATGAACAACTGCATACCTTGTGAGACACCTAAAACACCACTTGAAGCGGCTAGGCTAATGCAGCATCATTTGAACAATGTCATAGCCGATCTGGATACACTTAACCGTATGGATAAAATCGGGTTAACTTCAGCAGGTTTTGAAGCCGTTAGAGATAACGTAACTGAACGTATGGCAAGTAATGCTATGCACCTTACAGGGGCTTATAAAACCCTAGCTGATTTATACAATAAGGAAGTGTATGCTAAAGAGGATTATAAACCATTCACAACCAACATACCGGTATGATGCAGCTAAAGCCCTTTACCACCAAGACAGAGCCGGTAACATCTACCAGACTATTCCCAGCTACCATACTGTATATAGCTGGTCAGGAGGTAGGGTATATTACCCGCAACCTAGCCGGTTTAAAGTCTGGAAGTATCAGCTATGCTTTTATATGGAAAATGCAGATAGGTTTTGATAAGCTAGTAGGGAATGATCCTGAAGCATTGAAAGAAGATGCTATAAACAAATTTCGTAGCTTTATAAATTCAGTTTTAGAATGAATCAGGCCACTATAAATAATTACGGATATGTATGCCCTGTTAAAGGTTGTGTTAAAAAGCACAATCGCAGGTTTAGTAGTTGTAGAGGGCTAGTTAATCACATGTTATCTTGTCATGGTGAGGCAGAAGTTGTAAAAAGATTGCGATGTAAAAAAGAAAGGCGAGGTTGTCCAGGATAATTTAATTACCCAGGATGCAGGTTTAAACTACCTGCCGCCTTTTTTTTTATTTATATTTAAAATAGTGGGTTCGCTAATGAACGGAGGTCTAAAGATTGAACAAAAGCTTTAGAAGTCTATTACCCTAGGGAGTTGTGCGCTAATCAGCTTACAAGGTGTTACGGTGGCCGGAGAAAGCACAATAACCGTATTTTTGCTTAAAGTAACTTTATTATGACACCAGCACAATTTGAACAGGTTAAAGCGTTTGTATCAAGCCCAGACGATTACGAGCATTTGCATGGCTGTGCTGTGCCTGTTACATCTGCCGGTGTACCTTTAGGCACTTACATAATAAACAACAAACAGACTAAGCCAATAGACTATTTTATAAATGGTGAAAACATTTGTGATAGTCACTACAGCGTTATCCATAACATTCAGTTATACAAACGTAAAATAGGTGCAAAAGAAGTTGAATCTTTAAATATTACGCAATGAAAAAAGTATCTGTATTATTAGGCTTTTCTGCTTTATTGATCCTGCTTCTGTGGGTTAGCCTGTTTTCAGTTGTCCACATGATTCACGTAAAAGCAAAACAACAACATGAAAAAACCAGCAAGTAAGACAACACAAAGCCCAGAAGTTAAAAACGTGGTTATTCCTGCCATACTGCCCCCAAAACCGCTATCTGATATAGTTCAGAAGCGCAAAGAATGGGAGAAGAAATATTGTTATTGGCTAAATAGGAAAAATCGGTTTGCTGAAAAGCTTTTATCTAAAGGTCGTACCACTGAAGCTAGCCCAAAGTACCAGGAGCTGGCAGCAAAAGTAAAGGAGTATTGGCAATTACTACACGACACAAAACCCAAGTATACACCGTTATGAAAATAGTAATAGTTGGTAAAGGTGGATCAGGTAAAACACACCTACAGGATACATTTACAAAGCAGGGGTTTAAGCACGAGATAAGCCATACTACCAGACCACCCAGGGCCGGAGAAATAGGCGGCAAAGATTATCATTTTGTTTCCCCTGAAGAGTTTATAAACCTTAAAGATATAGGCTTTTTTCAAGAAACGGCGGTTTTCAATGGTTGGCATTACGGCACAAGTCTCTACGCCTGGAATAGGGGAGAAGTATTTGTAAAAACCCCTGCCGGAGTAAGGCAGATAAAACCAGAAGACCGTAAAAAATGCCTGATTATATTCCTAGACATACCGGAGTATATTTTACGTGAAAGATTGGCTAAAAGGGGTGATACTGATAGTGCTAATAGGCGAATGGAAGCTGATCGCATAGACTTTGCTAATTTTACAGACTTTGATATTCGTATAACAAACCCAGACTTTTAAAATGCCTTTAGTATCTCAAAAAACCACTGCAACATTTAAGCAGTACGGAAAAGAAAAGAAGATAGTTTTTGCTGGTAGCGTTGCCCAGGCTTTAACTGTAATAGATAAGCTATACCCATCGTATTGCTGTTTTAAAGGTACTACTTTGAGTTGTAGAATGTCTGCCGGTGGTAACTATACCATAACCGATGTATTAACCGGAAAAGTAGAGCATGAGGCCCGTAATACTCTTTAGCATCTATACCCCAATAACTTTTATCAATACTAAAGTAGCTTTAACCAGGCTACTTTTGTTTTTATTATAAACAACTAAAAACATTTATAGTTATGCAACATTTTAAAATAGGACAAAGAGTAAAAGTATCTGAAGCAAACGACAATGATAATTATGCCAGTTTTCGTAATGTTGTTTTAATGGTAGTATCTGGTGGTAACTCAGGCCCAGGTTATGATACAAGTATGTACCCAGAATATTTGTACGACCTTAAAAATGCAGAAACTGGAGAGTTTATTGACTGTGCTTTATATGACTATGAATTAACCGCAGCATAAGCATGACTGAAAATAAATACATAGCTTATTATCGTGTTAGTACACAGAAACAGGGCCAATCCGGCTTAGGCTTAGATGCCCAGAAAACAACGGTAAATACTTTCCTAAAAGGTATAACCCCAATAGCTGAATTTACCGATATAGAAAGCGGTAAAAGTAATACCAGACCGGAGCTGCAAAAAGCATTATCAAAATGTATTTCTGAAAATGGTATTTTACTAATTGCAAAGCTGGATCGTTTGAGCAGAAATTTAACCTTTATATCTACCTTAATGGATAATAAAGTTAGGTTTATTTGCTGCGATATGCCAGACGCTAACGAAATGACTATACATATTTTTGCATCGTTAGCACAATGGGAACGTAAGAAAATAAGTGAACGTACTACCAATGCATTGCAGGAGCTAAAGAAACGAGGTGTAAAGCTCGGTAATCCCCAAAATTTAACTACTTCAGCCAGGGCAGCAGGAGCAGCAGCAGTAAGCAAAAAAGCAGCAGAAAACCCCAATAATAAGCAGGCAGCATACGTAATAAAATTGCTGCAAAGTACCGGTAAATCTTTAACAGAAATTGCCAAAGAATTAAACGAAGCTGGTTATAAAACCTCCCAGGGCAAAGAGTTTAAACCGATGCAAGTTAGTAGGCTAATAAAGCAGTAACTATAGCCCAATAAATTTTATCAATACTAAAGTAGTTTTAACCAGCTTACTTTTGCTTTATCATTAACAACTAAAATATACAAGTTATGAAAGCAGAACTTTTGCAGTTAGCACACGATTTAAAAAACGAAGGTTTTACCGTAATAGTGCCTACGGAAAAAGATGGTAAACATTACAACTGGTTTAAGTTTACAGACGGCAAAAACTTTGCTTCTGTAAGTGATGGAATTTGTGGCGGACTATCTTACAGTAGGGTACATAAACCAAACAAAGACAGCGGTACTGGCGTAATGACTTCACCTACTCAATGCGAATCGGCTAGCCTTGAGTTAGCAAAACAAGCTTTAAAATATCCGGATTGGTTCCGGCCTAATATTACACCAGTACAATATACTAGTGTTGAAGATTTTATAAATGCTAGCCATAATAAATGGTGCAACTATACTATTTTGTAAACTAACTAAAAAACCGTAACAAAATGCCAAAAGTAAAAAATGATAAAAATTTTGATTTAGGTAATTTAGGGAGATTCCCAAACTTCAGTGCAACCGGTAGTATTAAGGGTATGAAGAAAAAGTATTATGGAAAAGATGCTTTGCTGATAAAGCAAGGATCATATATTTACAATGTATCCAGCGAACCGGAAATTTATAATAACTTAAAATAATTTTCAAAATGTCTTATATAAAACACATAGTAACAGGATCAAACCCAGGGCAGCAGTTTTGCGAAAAATGCGGTAGAAATTTAAACAGTGGTCCTACAGAATTACTACCAATTGGGGATATTTGGATTCATGAAAACGGCAAAATATTTTCTTCTGTTTATCCTACCGGACAGTATACAACCGCCTGCAAAAAATTACAGGCACCGGAATAAAATTAAAATACTTTTGTTTAAAATGCCTACCATGTGTGGGCATTTTTCATTTATAGTAAAAACCTATAGGGTAATAGATTAATAGCATTTTGTTTGCTGGTTTTACGCTTTACTTTTGCTTTATCATTAACAACTAAAAACAAATAAAATGCGGACAGTAATAGACAATAATCAAAGAGTATTCCAGGTAGTAACCAGTACCGGAAAACAGGCATTTTGTAACCTCACAGACCTTAACAAAGTTGTGGCAGAATTAGACACTAATCCAGATTATTTTGTTATTAACCATGTTTTTAATAATAGCCTGCATAAAATGGGTAAAAAGGCCCTGCGTGATATGTTCGCAGCCCACCGAATAAAAATGGAATTTGTTTATTAATCCCAAACCAGTTTTTAACAAAAATTCAAAATTTATTTTATGTTTCAATATTTGGAAATTGTAGAGTTGGCAAACGGGAATTTGCAAATTTCTTTAACTGCTGAGGGCAAAGAGTTTTTAACAGAAAAGCAAGAGGATAATTATTTTACCTGTGGCTGGTTTGATCTTATGGAAAACTACGCCTGCAATGGTAGCTATAGCCCCACAGATAGTAGCGAAATAGGGGGATTAACTGAAGCCCCTATTATATTGAGCTGCAAAGATGTTGACGATAACGGAGCGGTAATAATACACCCAGACACAAAAATTTGGTACTATAATGAATACATGATTAATGACCCTTTTGCGGTTTTGCTGTCTGGTGATCCGGTTATATTTACGCTATATTTTGAACCAGTAAAAGCTACCAGGGCAGACATGAAAATACTAAATATTTTAGGGCCTAAAGGCTGGATTCCTGAGTTTTCAAGTTCAGACAAAAGATATAAAAGAACGGATTTATATAACGATAAATCAAAATTTCCACACGATAATATTTCTTATCGTAAAGGTAATAAAGCCTTGTGGATAGCTCGCCCATTTTATGAGAGTGACGGCAAAATACTTCAGTATGCGGAACTGGTGGATAATGCCTGGAGTCTAGCTATACAATTAAATATAGATGATATACAAAGCAATAAAGTACCGCAATTAAAATAGTTTAAAGGCTGCAACATTTGCAGCCTTTTTTATGCTATAGGCCCAGGCTATACACCAATAGATTTTTACAATTTTGTTTTTTATTTTATCCTCATACTTTTGCTAAATACTTAACAACTAAAATTTATCAAAATGCTACAGACAAAAAAGAATGTTCAGGAATTGACAGCGTATGAACTTTTAAACGGTTTGCGCCAATACTTTTTAAAATCTCATGGCATGGCATATACACAGCCTGTATACACTCTAGCGGAATTACAGGCAGAAAAAGCCCGTAGGGATGAGATAACCGGTAAACCTTTAACCGGTCAGGAGCAAATAAATTTCATTGCTGCCAATGCTGAAGTATTAAAGGATCACGATACAAAAGAATTGTATCAAATGGCCTTTGAAAGAGTGCTAACTAAGGCTTTACCTTATACCTCGTTTCACTACGGGAAAAATTACATGATAGATAAATTTCATGTTAATTTTAATCACACTATAGAACACAATAAAAACCGGTTTGAAACATTTTTAAAAATGTTGGGTATTGACATTTATTTGTTTGGCCTGTATAATAATCATAATCATTTATTTGATTCTGATTACTTCCGTAGATCAGATAAACCAAATACTTTTGTTAACGCTAAATTGGACAACCTTGTAAATTTTCTAATTACGTTAACCACCGGACAGCAAACCGAGGATTTAAAACAATGCCATGAATTTATGGCAGCTAATAACCTGGAGCATAAACAAGCAAAATATAAATTTACAATATCCGGTTTGACTGTAGAAGGTTTTGTAAATGGTAATATTAAAATTACTGGGTTAACCGAGGAAAACAATAAACTAATTGACGGGCTACTTAATATAAAGCATTTAATATATAAGAATTGGCAGGAATCCAAATAAACGCCTTTTAAAGTAACTTTAATTAATCCCCTACTTTTCACCAGGTAGGGGATTTTTGTAGTTATAGCTAAAATCTATTACCCTATAAATTTATCGTGTTGGCATGGTTTAAAATACCTTTTACTTTTGCTTTATCATTAACAACTAAACTACTTTTAAAATGAATCAGATTACACTAGTAAAAGCAAACGGATATAGAGACGACAAACCAGTAACCGACAAAGAATATAAACTACTAAATGGAACATACTTTGATGGAAATACGCCGGACACAGTATGTTTTATATTGTCTTCAGCTATGCAAACACGCCAACGGTTAAAAATATATAATGGAGATTCCACCACCGGAAAAGATTGGATGGAAGAACATGGTAAATATATAACCGTAGGACGTAGCACCGGCACAATTAAAATACCTTTGGCAATACTCACAGTAAAAAGTTACGGTGGTGGTAGTTTGTTGGAAGATTGTATAGTTAAGATAGTGGATAAAAAAACAGGTGTGCTATTATATCAGCATGCAAACTACACACCAGGAACAACAGAAATAAAAGAAAATATGGATCCGGCATTATCGGAGTATTCACATGTTTTATATGTAAATGGTGAATTATATTCGAGGCATAAAACATTAAAATCAGCGAAGCAATTAAAAGCAAAATTATCATAGGCTTATAGCCCTATAAATTTTATCTATTTTCATTTATCATTCTTACAAGTACTTTTGTTTCTCATTCTTAACAACTAACTAAAATTACTTTTTATGTCTACAATTAACCAGGCTACACAGTACAAAGAAAAATTTTCTACCATTAAAGAGATAGCAGAATTAAACGCTATTAACGGTGGTAAATGGTTTACACCCGATAATATGGCTTTTTTTAATACCTTTATACATGGTGACCTGATAAAAGGCCGGTACTTTATTACTTCAAACTATCCAAAGGATCAGCCAGAAAATAAAGCATATTCTTTGCACATGGCTAAGAATTGCGGTAGTATAGAAACAATTTTTGATTTTAATTGCTTTGCTACTTTGGCCCAGGCTAAAAAGGCTTTAAAAGAATTGCCTAAAGAATTTTACCAGGCATTTACATGCGCTCACACAGAATACACCACCGGCAAAAGTTCCGGTATGGGTTTTATGTCTCATGCGGAAATTGAGCTAACAAACACCACCAATGGAGGTATAAAATATAGTTTAGACTCTTTTACTGGTGCCTGTTCTTACATTGCTTTGAATTGGCAAAAATTAGGGTTTAATTTTGTGGAGACCTTAATACAAGATTCTGAAGTATTTAACCCAGATATTGCAGAAATTACCAAACATTATGAAATTTGCGCTTTATGGGCATCTTACGATATTAGAGAAGACGAAAAGGAAGTAAATTTGGATACTGTTTGCACCATTGAAGACATAACACCGGCACAACATAAAAAGCATATTGATATTGTTACCAGGTTTGTAAAAGATAACCTTTATACTTTGATTCAGTCACGTTTACCAATTGGGGAAATAGGACATTCTTTATGGCTGTCTCAAAATGGGCATGGTAGTGGATTCTTTGACCAGTCTTTAGCCCCATATTATGTGGATCAGGCTATTTGTGATACCTTACAAGCCCAGGCCGGAAAGATACCGGAAATTACCCTTTACATAAATGATACTAACCAAATAGACGGTTTATAAAATTTAGTTGTTAATACCTTTTAAACCTTATCAGAATCCCGCTAATGTAGCGGGATTTTTTATTATAGCTTTTAACTATAGCCGGATAGTATTTTGTGATTCTGTTTTATTTAAAGTTACTTTAGTTTTGCCCTATCATTAACAACTAAAATTTACTTACAATGAATCAGAAAATTAATTTAGTGGAATTAAGTAACGCGATACAAGCATACAAAAACTGCATTGCAGCAAAAGAACAGAATGATAATACCAGGCATTGGGCAAATGTATGGTTTGAGGTAATTGACAAAGCAAATAATCTATTACCGCATGGTAGCGGTATGGATAACAAAATATATTTTGAGATTGCAGAATGTACTGCAAATAAGCTTATAATTAAATTCGATTATCACCACATGGCAGAGGGATACTATACCCATTGGAGTAATTATAAAGTAATAATTACTCCCGCATTTGGCGGATTTGAATTAAATATAAAAGGTAGAAATTATAACGATATTAAAGATTATTTTTATGATATGTTTGATCCCCTTTTTGATTGCCCGACCATAGCACAATGGCAGGAGCAAAGAAAAATGCAATCGGTAAAATAGTTTTTTGATCCTTATTACTCCACTATCTAAAATTTATAAAAAATGAATACCGCAAATATTGAATTTAAACAAGTAAATAATAGTACTACCGGCACTCCTCGTTATGTATGTCATTTTACAGCCTTGATAACTGATAAAGACGAGCAAGAAATAAAAGATACTTTTGCAGCATCGTTACAACTTAACCCGTTATTACTTACCAGTCTAAAATATGAGAGAGCCTTAAGCAAAGTTAAAAAGTTAGGCGGTAAGAAATACCACAATAAAAATTACGGTGGTGGTATCGCCTTTAGTGTTTGGAATACTGCAAAACTTGAAAATACTTTAACTGAATTATTAAAAGTTGCACCTCCCGCAGTACCTTGTATCAGTTAAAATACTTTTGCATTTTAATTTTTGATCCTTACCCATATCTTTGCGGATATGGGTATTTTTTTGCCCTACTTGCTACCAGGCATACACCCAATAGCATTTTATAAGCTTTTAACCTACCTACGAGTTAAAATGCGTTACAATAAAGCAAAAGTAAGGTATACCCACACAAAGTACTATTTTAGGCGCAAATAGGCTATTTTTAATAAAGCTATTTTAATACAAATAAAAATCCCTTTACCGATTAAAGTAAAGGGATCAATAGTAAGTATTGTTTAGATTATTATTTGTATAGTTCACATAAAGTATTGTATTCAGCTATTAAAAGCCTATCAGTATTTTTGTAGTCATTGTTACGACCGTTAGCATGTATAAATTCACCTGTAACAAGATCGTGAAAATAAGTAGCTAACCCCACATCTTTGTAGCTGCTTTTACTTACTACGATTAAATAAGTATCCGTAAAGTATACATACACCCGTTTATCTGATTCCGGCTTGACCAGTAATATTTTTTTAGGCTTTAATGCTATAATCGCTTTTAATCTGTCAAAATTTCTCATACTATAGTTATGTTTAAATTTTTAAAGTAACTTGAGATTATATTATACACTACTTCAGTTGTTACGCCTTTTATCTTTTCGTTATCGTTATCCCTGCTAATATTGCTACTACCATGCACCCAGTAAAAAGTGTGGTAATCAGTCTTATAAGTACATTTTTCAAACCTTATACCACTAACACTAGTATTTGTTTTTAATACTTCTTTTATGCGTTTAATTAACTTCATTACTTTATTTAGGGCTACTTTATACGCTTGATAATCTTGTATGTCTATTTGAGATAAGACAGCGTTATTTAAAAGTATAGTATCTAAACAATCAAAACCTATATTATAACTTTTACCGTTACTGTTTATGGTAGCTATGTTGGCTATTAGTTTACCGCAATTATCGCAGGAGCACCCATAACCATCTAGTATAGATACGTACTGTTTATTAATTAGTGTATAAGTTACATTAAGCGGTAATCTCCTTTGTGTTATATTTTTCATACTTACTTATTTTTAGCTGTTAACAAAGTTATGCGTATTTCGTTTATTGCTTCATTCACATATTCACCGCCTTTTATCTGCCATACTTGTGCTAACTGCAATAAATCCGGTTTAGTTAGTGTGGCAAGTTGTTTGCGGTATCCTGTAGGATTGTATACATACTCATTTACTAGGGCTTTTAATTGCCCAATTTTTCGTGTTAGTGCTGAAGTAGGTAGTTTGGTAATTAGTCTATTTTGATCCATAATTAAAGGCTATTTAGTTGTTTTGCAATAATGCATCATTACTAGTATCTTGTAGTACTTCAGTTGTTAGTATGTTGTGGTGCAACATTAGTACTTTTAAACCCGTCACTAGCTTATTATATTGTTCGGTTGGGTAATTCATTTTATTTAGTTGTTAGTTGTTAATAATGATTATTGTTTGTTTTATCCCCTGTATGCTACTACTGCCTCATCGTTACTACGATTAAAGGTAATACAGTAAGCGGAACTATTTGTTTGGGTATATACCCCATGCGTAAAGTTATTGTTAGTAGTTCGCATAAACATACAAAGCGGTAACGCCTCGTTATTGTGATCACAGATTACATACATTGTTTCCGATGCAAGTTCTAAGCCCAAATAATCCACATTATCGGATTGCTGTTTTTCTGTAAGGTCGTAGTAGCTCACTACCTCAGAACGGTTATAAAAGTACGTCATAATTGAAAAGTGTTTTTAGTTGTTATCAATACCCCAAAAGTAAAGTAACTTTAATTACTTGCCAATACTATTAACTTATACCCACTATAGCCAAAACTTATAACCCTATCAATTTACGCCTATTGCCCAATAGCCACATTATACGCCTATAGCATACATCTAAACACTATAGCCATTATGATACTGCAACATGCTATATGGATCAGTAGTATACTTATGTTGCTATGCATGCTTATGTATCCGTAGTAAGCTATAGTTATACTATGCTATAATACTACTACTACTTACGTAATAATAGCGTAAGCGGTTATTATGTAAGTAAGTAGTAGTAGTATTATAGCATAGTAGTATATAACAGTATTATTAAAACATCTGTATCCGTAGTATCATTATAGTAATGTAGTACTAAATGTATATTACTACATAGTAGTAATATAGTGGAAT